TCCGCATCGAGTTCTTACGACGGCGTCCACCATTCTGCGACTGCGACTGTTTTTGTAATCGACTTCGTTCTTTTGAGTGTGGAGTGTCTTTTTTAGTACGAGACGGCGAACGTGTCTGCGACATAAGCCATCCACCGGTCTGCTTCTGGTTCATTATATCCGACTATATAAATATCGTATAAAATAATAATCCGATTACGTCCTGATGGCGCCTTTATTCATACAACCGCGCCCACCAACGCACTGTCCTAAATAATAATAATAATCAATATCGCGCGCCTGGTTCTGGTTATCTACGCGGTCAAATGGCGTCTTTGAATTCCCCGCCACGCACTTCCCAGGCACCGTCGCACTAGCCCCGCTAGGGTCTTTAACATTCGCCTCCGCCGTATTCATAACAACCGTCGGATCATTATCACCTTCAAATCCAACGTATTTCGTCCATCCGCAGCAGCACTTCGTCCCGCACATCGTCCGCGACGTCACTGAATTACACGCCTTCTCTAAATCCTCCGGTGATTTCTGGTTCATGACACAGAATTTATCGCTACATTTCGTATGAATATTCTCCAGTTCTGCTTCGGTGTATTTCGACCCGAATGCCTCTTTAAGTTCATTTCGGATGCTTAATGCGGGGACGGTCCATGGGACGTCGGTGGGAAGGGCGCGTGATACGGCGGCGGCGGAGGCCCCGTCGTCGAGACCCGTATTCGGTTCAATATAAACTGTTCTATCTACGAATTCCTTTTTAGGGCCGGTTGTGCCCGTTGCGTCATTGGCTCTACTGCTCGCGAATTCGATATATAAGACACCTCCCAATAAAATAAACACAACTACTAGAATCATGCTTATATTCTTGAAAAATGATTCACCTAAACTTGTTCCTTTAAACATAGACACACCGCTTTCTGCTGTTGAAGAGAATACCCCGCCCACGGCTGATGCGCCGGAAACAGATGCGTCTTTGATTGCTGTCAATGCGTTTGATACTTTTTCCATTGTTACCCGAATACAATACAATCCAATTACATTATGATTAGATAATATCACGGCGTCGCGGTCGTGCCCGTGCTCCGTTTCGCCACAATCCGCACACCCTTCCCCGTTTTCACTTTCACATGTTCTACTCCCGTCGTATGAATCTCGCGATGACATGCCTCACATATCGACGCCAGATTCGCCGGATGGTTTTTATGAATATGCCCGATGAAATTGTCAGCATCCGCGTTCTCTTGATGCTGTAGATGATGGATTTCAGTCCCGCGCGACTTTTCGCACAATTCGCATAACCGCCGCAGTTTCGCTGCATTATACCGTGACGGCGTTGCGTCATCTAAAATACTCGCCGTCGGTGTTTTTGTGCTTACCCCGCGATATTTGACACGTATCATATTCGCATTTTCCAGGAAATCGTCCGGCAAGTGGAGCGACTTACATACTTCAAGACCATACATACTTTCGCCTGCGCCGTCCTGGAGTTTACGGTCATAGACGAGTGTATCGCGCGCCTTATCATAAAATACGCGCATATGTGCGAGACGAAGACGCGCCGACGACATCTCCCGGATTTCGCTATACCCGGTGATTTCATGGAGATGTGTGGCGAAGATAAACGAAGCGCCGGAGCGGTAAAGGTGCTGTAAGCCGGCTACGAAGATACTAATCGCGGAGTCCATTTCAGTCCCAGAGCATAACTCATCACCAAGCACGAGGGTGTGTTCATCCGCCATTCGTAGAATCACGCGGAGTTCGGACATTTCAACAACGAACGTGGATAAGCCCTTAAATAGATTATCATTGCCGAGAATACGTGTCATAATGGCACGGTAGGGGTGGTATACAAACGACGATGCGGGGACATAGAATCCGGCCTGTGCCATAATAACAGCGACGCCGATTGCGCGGATGAGACTGGTTTTCCCGACGGCGTTTGTGCCATAAAGCAGCATCCCGGATGCTGTGTCCGGTCCTCCTCCTCCTAATTCCACGTCATTGGTCACATAACATTCTTCTTCATTAATTCTCTCGATGAGGCAGTGACGAAGCCCGGATGCGCGGACAAATGACGTGCCCGACGCCGCCGCAATGACCGGCCGGCAATACCGGTATTTCCGCGCAACGTAGCACCGATTCTGTATCATATCTACCGCCGATACGAATGCGGTCATATTCTCGAAATCGTGGTAGTATTCATGTAAAGAATCAATAAATCCATAATAAAGCAGGGACACCATATCCGATATTTTTACACGCAAGGACACAACCGCCGCACATAATTCGTAGATTTGCTGGCTGTGGATGGTATTGTTACTCCCAGATGTCGCCGGGTAGGTCAACGCTGACGTATCGAATGCGTATATACGCTCACCAATGATATCCTTTATTTTTATCATAATCACTTTACCGCTGGGGGGTAGTTTCTTAATCCGGTCTTCCAGTAGTTTCGTGCGCCGTTTGGTCGCTTGTAATGAAATTCCCATCTTATCGGTTTCGTGGAGTTTGACGTAATCCGCCGGGTCGCCCGCGCCGCCCGCTGCGCCCGCGCCCCCCATCGGACGCTCACCCGCCTGTATGAGTTCATTCAGTAGCCGCTGGACCTCTTCGAGAGATTTCTGGGTGTACATGTACTCGTCAGTTAGTTTGTCCAGTTCCGCGGATATCCCGCGCTTAATAATATTGGTTTCAAATAAAGTATCCGTGATACCACTACATAATTCAATATTCAATGTATTTTCAAATAAATCAAGTAGGATCGTACTCTTCCCGACAATGTCATCCTGGATATTCCATCTCTTGGAGAGATACCTGGCGAGCGGAGCGTCTCTCGTCCCAGCGGTCATCGTATATAACTCCCGGATATGGCGCATATTATGAAACAACACAAATACATGATAAGGTGTAATCTTGCGTAGAATAATATGACGATGGAGTTTCTCGATATCTTTCATATATGTTAATCTCTCGCGCATCATTCCAACACTGATGGTCATGGTCTCGGCGGTGGCGGTGGCGGCGGTAGCGTCGTCGTCGTTCACCGAGAGAATATGCTCGGTAATCGCATAATCCTGCTCTAGGTCGGCCGCGCAGAATATCGGATGTAAAAGCGCGTATTTATACGCACGAGAACCCATCGGTGTAATTGTATGATTTAATAAAGACAATACTGAACTCAGGCGACCGCCGCCGCCACCGCTCACGCTATTCCCATCATCTATGATATTCAATTGGCGTAATGAATGATTCGCAAGGACCAATCTCTCGGACATGTTTTCAAAGACGGGCTCTTGTATCTTAGAAACTAGGTTCGGATTATGTTCGTAGATGAAGTTCAGGAGAAATACAAGCGACTGGGTCGCATATTCATAGTTCATAAACGATTGTTCGAGAGATTTGGCGTGACCATTTGGATAAAAAGTGTTTAATACTTCCATTTGATAGACTTGTTTAGAGCATCTCTCGGCCTTCACGGCACCGGCCCCTGCGCCGCCACCGCCCCCGGTGGGTATCCGATGAATCATCTTCGCCTGTATATTTGTATAATGAATAACGTCTTCAACTTCTCTCGTCGAGAGATTCGAGATAATAATCACTTCCGAGGGTCCATATGACGAGATAAATCTCTCGACTTCGTCATATGTAGTAGGATTATGTGTATCCTTATTCTCTGTTTCGAATATAGTCGAGCGTCCTGTATAAATATCTATATTCGTCATTCCCATGATGAGGACGTTGCTTCCACCGCCGCCTCCGCCTCCGGATATAGCATTCCGAGAGATTTTCTCAATCCAGATACACGCGATATTATTGGACAGTGCGCCCGCACCCGTGCTCGTGCCTCCCGCACCCGCAATATCCGTCGAAAAGAACGTCCCCGGCGAATAAATCCCCTGTAAAACACGCACCGGCGGATTCTTCACGCCGTCCTGGACATAAACAACCGCGGTATACCCCGCATCCTGTATTTTCTTCAAATACTTATCCAGTCCATAATCGCGAAATCCCGCCATAACGAACCCCGGGGTTTTATTCGCCTTCGCCAGTTCGCATATCACGCAGAAATCATCGATACGACTGCCCGAACACGTGACGCCTGCGCCCGCGGCCGGAGTAATTAATTGTCCGTAGACTTCGAAGAACGCGCCGACTTGAAGGAGGACGACCGTATTCGGTCCATATTCCGCTGTATATCTCTCGGTTAATGTAAAATACTCTTTAATAAGTGCCATTGATGATGATACGTCTTATTAACGAATAGATGAAATCTCTCGGCGATGATATATATCTCTCGCATGTTGCCTTTATTATACATTCATCACCCGCGTAATCACCGCACGACAAACCGGGCATTCATTCTTCGCCATCTTGGAATAACATGCCGAACAACAAACGTGGTGTTCACACGGCGAGAATCGTGCATTGACGCGGAACTTAAAACACAGAATACACTGATGTTCTTCGTTGTCGGTTTCTTCGGGTGCGGGGAGGTGTGCGGTAGAGAGCAATGCCGTAGTCGGCGACGACGACGACGACGACGGCGACGACGACGACGACGACGGCGGAATAACTATCATCCCCGGGTCCATCGTTATCCGTGTATAAAACCCGAGATACCCCGCCCGCGCATATTCGTTATCGCATATCCGTGTCCGCGACCCCACGGCGTCATTTCTCTCGAAGTACACACTATTATTATCGTTTCGAGAGATATTAAACACGATATTCGACGATATACCTGGTAAGGGGATGGTAACAATTTGATTCGCAAGAATCCGGTCGTTGGATTCGTACGCAACCGGCGATGTCCCGCGTGACATATATGATTTCGTGATACTTCGATGTTCGTCGTATATAAAATCGCGATAAGCCCATGCCTGATACTCGCGAGCGGGCAACCAATTCGCACGGGCCATTGCGGGATTATCAACTATAAAAACAGCGACATCGTTCATATCCATAATCGGCATCGGCATCGACGACGACGAGGACATCGTGTCATGAATCTCTTGAGTAATTATGATATTATTTGCGAGGTTATTCCGAGGAAGAATATCTGCCTGCCGCGCGATATAGGTCGGCAAATACGGGTCATTATCGGGGCGATACACGATATACTCGCCGGTAAAATGCGGCTTCTCTCGGTAATAATTCGGACGTTCTTTATATCCCGCATAAGCGTCACGGATGGCTGGTGACACGCCGCTGCCGCCGCCACTGCCGCGACCCACAGACGCGGTCCATTCTCGGGTTATCGGGTTTCGAATACAGATGTTCATTACGTATTTATGTGCGTACGTAATCAGTAGGTATATGATAATGTCGTTTTCGTTTTATGTATTATTATCAGAGAGATATAATACTTAAAAGTATGTGGATAATATCCAGTATAATAATAGACACAATGGACGCTTTTCGTAGAAACAACATACCGATGATTACGCTGGATGTGCGTATCTCATGCGATACATTCTGGAATTACAAATTCAATATTCCAATCCGGATAAACGATTATTACAATGCGGACACGCGGAGTGACCGAAATATCAATAATGGTCGGCATGGCGGCCACGGCCACGGTCACGGTGGTGGCGGCGGCGGCGGCGGAGCGGCTGCGTCAGATACATGCGAAATCGGGAATATCGGACGCAGCGACCCGATGTTTATCGAATTGGAAACATATTTGGTGGATTATGTGATTCAGTATATTTATGACGACCTCATCCTAAAACGCCAACAACGCGATATTCCGATTCTATTGAAAAAGGCGCGGAAGTTTCATATTCACGGACGCACACTGGAAGACTTGTTGTTTCCGGGGGGTAATAGTATACTGGACACGGGGGTGCGGTCGATGCCGGAGAATACGGTGTATATATGTACGCATTGTTGATGCGTACCCGGGAACAAGTCCCAGGCCAAACGCATTGCTAGCGAACGTTCCCTACGACTCCCCCGACAGAAAATTGTGTAATAACACTCCATTATTCGTATTCTTGACTTCACCGGTCAAAATCGAATCTTCATACATCCGGCGAAGAACATCAGGCGGAGCATTTGAACCGATTTTAAGTAAATGATGTTCGTATAAATGTTTCCGGATTTCGCCGATTGTTTTTTGTTTCAGCGCGAGATGCTGTTTTTGAATATGTCGTTGTGCTTCTTTGTTTTTAAGCAATACACCGACAACGTTGTCATGTTTCCCAATACGATACTTCTTTTTCTGGGTTCTACGGATTTTCATACGCATTCCGGAAATATTTTCATGATGTTTTGTTAACGTTTTTCTAGCACCACCGGCGGCACCGCCGTCCATTTCCGCCGCCGCGTCACCGCCGCCGTCACCGCCACCGTCCCCGCCGTCACCGCCGCCGAACATATTCTTGATAGCTTCCACCGGTTTATGAAGCATTTTATTCGCCCATTCGCGAAATGTAGGTTTCGACCCATTTTTCAAACATCCGTGAGGCGGCGCGTCCTTGATGAAAATAGATGGAAGAAAAGACTCCGGGTCTTCTGGCACATGAATCGGGTGGTCATCCGACGCCGTCGTCGTCGTCTTCGCGGTGGCAGCGTCGTCGGAGGGGGTATTAGTATTTGAATTATCTGCGGACGCCACTGTTGAATTATAAAGGTCTGCCAGTTCGGTGATATTCGGTATCGTCGGCACCAACGACGACGACGACGACGACGACGACTGTGGAGTCACCCCAAACGGCATCCCCATCATCGGAATTGTCGCCATAGCAGTGACGTTTGCTGCGGATGCTGCCTGTGCCATGGGATTCGATGATATTATCGATGATATATCTGTATTGATTACCGGCAACCCAATCAACCCGGTATTTGTAATAATTTCACCATGATGTAATGTATCCGCGACCTGATTCAACATTTTGGCTTCGGGTGTTCTTGCGGTTTCCACTGCCAATGAAGGCACGTGCGACGACGACGAGGACCTTCGCTGTGTCGCATTCTGTCGTTTTTTTAATGCTAATTTCCGTAAGAAATCCATCGATTGTGTGAATGCGGATGATGTATCGGACGCAGCGGGCGTAGACGCAGACGCAGACGCAGACGCAGACGTAGACGCAGACGCAGACGTAGACGCATGGTCCCGGTCGCGGTCGCTTTCCCGCCCTTGTTCTCGCAATCGTTGATGTTGTTTAATTCTCTCGAGAAGTGTTTTTTTAAGCGTGCTTGGTTGAACGATTGAACTTGGTCGTAATCTCCGGCTCGCGCCGCTGCTGCCGTCGCTCCCTTTCGCGCGTCGTGTGCCTCTTTTACTACCACTTCCGCCACCTAGCAAAGACGCCGAATTTATAACTATACTTTTTCTATCGCTCATTATTCAGATAATTTGTATGAATATTATAACGTCTATATAATAACGTATAATTATCGTATAATTATCGTATATCCCTGAAGGATTGTGATGAAGTATCTTATATATAGTCTATAAGATACTACAATGAATACCGGACCGGTGGACCGGCGGGTTCATAAATAAAGTGTTTTCATATAAGAGCCGCTGCCGCCACTCCCGCGCTCCTTTCGCTCCTTGACTTCCGGGTTTTCAATAAATAATTTGAACCCATTTTCTAAATCTGTCATCGTAATCTCGGTTTTCGCAGAGAGAGGCAGGCAAAATACCCGCCGACTATGTGCGATTTTCGTTTTTGTAAATAATGTCTCCATATCACGCCCGTATGACGTGAAATAATCCATATGTTCCGCAAACCACTCGTCGCGTAATCGGTGTCTGTGTCCGTGCTTATCGGACACCGCCCCCGCCGCCGCAATCGTCCAACCAAAATCCCGCACCTGTTTTTCATATATGGATTTCAATTCGCCCGGTTTATAATTATCGAGTTTAAACCGCCATGTAAATCGCGAATTCAACCCTTCATTTAAACTGAAAAAACAATCATTGAGTTCTTTCTCGTACCCCGCAATAATCACCATCCAATTATGTTTATGCTCGCTCAACGCCTCGCACAGCGTATCCACACACTCCTTCGCGAAACTGTCCCTTTTCTCGGAATTCCCGAGAGAATACGCCTCGTCGATAAAAAGCACACCACCAATCGACGCCTTGATAATATCTTTCGTTTTAATTGCGGTTTGTCCTAAATATCCAGCAACCAGGTCATTGCGACTGACCTTCTTAAATGTTTTCTTGGTTAATATACCGAGATTACTGAAAATCCGCCCGATGATTTTCGCGACTTCGGTTTTACCTGAACCGGGTGGACCGCATATCACTGTATGCATAAAATCGCCCTTTGTAGGTGCGGCGAAATCTGCTGAATTTATAGGGTCGCCGCCGCCACCTCCGCCACCTCCGCCGCATTCACTCATCTTTTTTTTGATGTTTTCCGAGATGCGTTGATTTAATGTCTTGAAATCAAATAACGGTTGTGGAAACTGATCCGTAAACGGATTGAGAACGGGCGCGGGCGGCGCGGGTGGTGCGGGCATCGATGCCGTCGATGCCGTCGATGCCGTCGAAGCGGACTGACCTACCGGCACGTGAAGTTCTTGTAAATAATACAAAATTTGGTCGACGATTGTCTTTTTAATCGTATCCATACCAATCATATTTGTTAAGTCCGTCAAAGGTCCGCGTATCGCGTGGATAGCCGTCATATTAATATTGTATTTGACGGTATCCGATAACGGATATTTATCACATAACGCGATAAGGTCATCGATGTGATTGATATCTTCGTTGATAAACACCTCTGTTATCTCGGCCGCCGCCGGCGTCTGCGCGGTCGTCGCGGTCGCTGCCGGCGTGGTCTCCGTCTCCGTCGTCGGCGCATTAAACGGTGAAGGCCACAGTAATGGCATCGAAAACAAAGAAGATACTTGCGAAGGCGTCGCGGTGGACGGAATAAAAGGATTAAATGTCAAATTCATAAATGGATTGGCGGGCGCGGATGGTTCCGCAGGTGGCGCCGCGGGTGGCGGCGGTGGCGCAGGCGCAGGTGTGAATTTATATACCCCTGTATCATCTACATATGTATATGGCGTATTTGTCTTATGAAAATATTCATGAAGTTGTTTTTCCATATTCGCTACCTGTTTTTGATTTTCGAGTCGTTCATTTTCGAGATTCTTCAATTTATCTACCAGCGGTGGCGTCGGCGGTGGCGGTGACGAGTCTATTTTTTGGTGTTTATTCCCAATGGCGCTGCCATTGTTATTGGCATTGCCATTGTTATTGCCGTACCACCACCGATGACGTTTTCTCGGTCTTTTCGGTGGAACATTGTTATTGTTATTGTTATTGTTAGACATTATTTGCTGCGACGTTTTCGCAACTGACAGGTAATATAATATCAAAACGAATATTTATATCGATTTATCGATTCGTCGATTATTAGGTTTTGAACACTATCGCGCAATAACAATATAAAAATAAATTGAACTATAATATAGTTTTACCCGAGATATACATACATTACCACGGGTCAAATCTCAAAAATGCCAAGGAAGCTCGTTAAGAAACAATCACTCGCTCCTACTGCGGCTTCTGCCGCTGCTTCTGCCGCTGCTCCGATTGCCGCACCTGTGAAACCGGCCAACGACAACGGACACGACGGACACGACGGACACGACGGACACGACGGACACGACGGACACGACGGACACGACGGACACGACGGACACGACGGACACGACGACAACGACAACGACAACGGTCACGACAGTTATGAAAATATGAATCCACGTTACGCACAACATCCAATTCCAGCAGCCACCGACGCCGACGCCGCGGTCGATACACTGCTCTCGCAGAAAATAACCGCCCGAATCGGAACGTATATTGAAGAACCATGGTCGCTTATTGGTTCATATTTTCAAGGAAAACATCTGGATCAATTGGTCCGTCATCAAATCGAGTCGTATAACGACATGGTAAACGTCCAATTGAAACGCACGGTCGATATGTTTAACCCGGTGCGTATCGTATCCGACCAGGATTACGACAAGGAAATACAAAAGCACCGTCTCGAAGTGGAAGTTTCGTTCAGCAATTTGTACCTGTATCGCCCCCAAATCCACGAAAACACCGGCGCAACCAAGATTATGTTCCCGCAAGAGGCGCGACTTCGCAATTTCACATACGCCGCGATGATGACAGTTGACATGAATATCAAGTATATCGTGCGGACCGGCGCGAACCAGCACACCATCATTCACAAGAGTTTCCCAAAGGTCCAAATCGGGAAACTGCCGATTATGTTGAAATCCAGTATCTGCGTATTGACACAGCACAGCCATCTCGACCACAATGTGACAGGAGAGTGCCCGCACGACGCAGGCGGGTATTTCATCATCAACGGCAGTGAAAAGACGGTCCTAGGTCAGGAACGCGCGGCGGAAAATCGCGTAGTTTGCTATAATGTCGCGAAAAACAACAACAAGTGGCTTTGGGTTGCGGAAATCAAGTCCATCCCAGACAGCAAATGTATCTCGCCGAAGCAAATCAATATGATGGTGGTCGCCAAACAGAACGGGTTCGGACACCCTCTCGTCATTCAAATCCCGCGTATGAAGCAACCAATCGCCCTGTTTATCGTGTTTCGCGCGTTGGGCGTATTGTCAGACCGCGAAATTTGCGAGTATATCGTGTATCAAATCAACGCGAGCACCGGTGGCGCGATGGGCGGAAGTGCGGGAGCAGGCGCGGGCAACGACGACTATAAAACAAAAATGCTGGAAGCACTCCAGGCGTCCATTATCGATGCCAACCATATCATGACGCAAGAAGACGCGGTCCGCTATTTCATATCACAGGTCATATTCACTCCAATCAATATGGATAAAGAGACCGGCGCAATCAAGAAGCGCGAATTTGCGCTAGAGGTGCTGAACAATGACCTCTTCCCGCACTGTAATACCGCGAAGCAGCGGATATTCTTCCTGGGATATATGGCGCATAAACTGTTGCGTGCGTTCTTTGGAATCAGCAGACAGGACGACCGCGACTCCTACTTGAATAAGCGCGTGGATTTGACAGGAACCCTGCTGAATAATCTGTTCCGCAATTATTTCAACAAACTGGTGAAGGATATGTCGAAACAGGTTGTCCGTGAAATCAATACGGGGTCATGGCGGTCGACGGAGGATTTCCTGAATATCGTGAATGACACGAATATGTATAAAATCATCAAGTCCACGACCATCGAGAACGGCCTGAAACGCGCTCTTTCCACCGGCGATTTCGGAATCAAGAGTCTCACCAGCAATAAGGTTGGTGTCGCCCAGGTGCTGAACCGTCTCACCTATTCATCGAGTTTGAGTCACTTGCGTCGTATCAATACCCCGATTGACAAGAGCGGGAAACTGATTCCGCCGCGCAAGCTACACAATACATCGTGGGGGTTTCTGTGCCCGGCGGAGACGCCAGAAGGCGGTAGTATCGGTGTCGTCAAGAATATTAGTTATATGACACATGTCACAATCCACAGCAATCCGATATCACTTCACACACATATCGACGAATATATTGAGCGGATTGAGACGCTGACGCCGCGCGATACATTTAATCAGGTGAAGGTGTTTGTAAATGGAATCTGGGTGGGTATTACGAAGGACCCGATTCGGTTGTATACCGAATTCAAGCTGAAGAAGCAGCGTGGCGTGATTAATATTTACACATCGGTGGTGTTTGATTACCCGCACGCGGAGATTCGCATCTGTAATGATGCGGGGCGGTTGATGCGGCCGCTGCTTCTCGTGAATCCGGAGACGAACGACCTGTATATCACGCGGGATATGTTGACGCGGATAGCGTCGCGGGAACTGGAATGGGACGACTTGTTGACGCATATGAGCAGCGACGGAGGAGCGAACGAAGGGAGCCCGAACGCGAGCGACGGAAGCACGAGCCACGGCGTCATCGAATATATCGACCCAGACGAACAAGCGTTCAGTATGATTGCGATGCGCCCGAAGCACTTGTATCGTAATGAAAAGAACCCGATGGACCCGTATATTTATCGGTATTCGCACTGCGAGATTCATCCGAGTACGATATTCGGGATTTTGGCGTCGTGTATTCCGTTTCCAGAGCATAATCAGGCGCCTAGGAATACGTACCAGTGTTTGGATATTAACGAGACCGTCTTGATGAGCGATGGCAGGCGTGTCGCAATCAAAGATGTCAAAATCGGCGACGAAGTAATCACCTATCACCCAACGTCATTTGAAGTAAGCAAGACCCGCGTCGTCAATCATTTCATCCAAGAAAATACGCAACCAGTGTACAAGATAACCACGATATCTGGTCGCGAAATCATTGCGACGGAAGACCATAAATTCTCAACAAACGCCGGATGGAAGACAGTGAAAGAAATGATGGAAGACCCAGAATTACGGGTCGGTGTGTTTGACATTGACACATTACACGTGACATTCGCCGAGGTCCACAGCATCATTCCTGTATCAAATCGTCTGGTCTCCGATATCGAAGTTGCTAGCGAGAATCACTCGTTCATCGCCGGCGATGGATTTGCGAGTTCAAACTGCGCCATGGGCAAGCAAGCTATCGGCATCTACGTCACCAACTACCAGCGCCGTATGGATAAGACCGCGTATGTCCTGACATACCCTCACCGCCCCCTCGTGGATACACGCCTGATGCAGATGATTGAGCTCGCGGAAATCCCCTCCGGCGCCCCCCTCATCGTCGCCATTATGTCGTATACCGGCTACAACCAGGAAGACTCCGTCCTCGTGAATCAAGGCGCCATCGACCGCGGGATGTTCTCCGCCACAATCTACCATACAGAGAAGGACGAGGACAAGAAAATCAACGGCGATGAGGAAATCCGATGCCATCCGGACCCCTCCAAAACGAAAGGAATGAAATTCGGGAATTACGACAAACTGAACCAACGCGGAGTCATGCCTGCGAATACATTCATCGAAAACCGCGACATCATTATGGGGAAGGTGGTCCCGATTAAAGACAACCGAAACGACCCGACGAAGGTCCTCAAATACGAAGACATCAGCCGCGCATACCATACATCAGAGGAATGCTATGTGGACAAGAGTTATATTGACAGCAACGGTGAAGGATACTGCTTCTGTAAAGTCCGCGTCCGCGCATTCAGGAAGCCGGTGATTGGTGATAAGGTGTCCAGTAGGATGGGGCAGAAAGGCACCATCGGAAACATCATTCCAGAGCGCGATATGCCATTTACGAAGGAAGGAATCCGCCCCGACATTATTATCAATCCTCACGCTATTCCGTCGCGTATGACAATCGGGCAATTGAAGGAGACGTTGCTCGGGAAGGTTCTCGTGAATTTAGGATTATTCGGTGATGGGACGTCATTCGGTGAATACGATATTAAGGATATCAGCAAGGAGCTGCTGAAAGTCGGGTTTGAAATGAACGGGAATGAACTGCTGTATAATGGACTCACGGGCGAACAAATCAAGTCGGATATATTCATCGGTCCGGTGTTTTACCAGCGGTTGAAACATATGGTAAATGACAAGCAGCATAGTCGTTCGATTGGACCGATGGTGAATTTCACACACCAGCCGGCGGAAGGTCGTAGTCGCGATGGTGGATTACGTTTCGGTGAAATGGAGCGTGATGCGATGGTGGGTCACGGGGCATCACGTTTCACGAGGGGGCGTATGTATGACTGCTCGGATAAATATGAGGTCCATGTATGTCGGAAATGCGGGATTATCGCGTCGTATAATGATGAGCGGAGTATTCACTTCTGTAAGACATGCGACAACCGCGCGGATTTTGCGCTGGTCCAGATACCGTATGCGTGTAAATTGCTGTTTCAAGAGCTGGCGACGATGAATGTGGCGCCGAGGATTATGACTTGATTGTCGTTCCATCGCTCCGTCGCTGCGCGACGCCGCGATTCCACTCCAATCCTTGTTCGTGATTTATTTGGTTATTTGAATAAAACCTAATTTTATGGGGGATGAGGAGATGAGGACTGAGGACCTGATTTCACATCCAAACAAAATAATCGAAAAAAAAGTAGAAAAGCAACAAATATTTGACGCTTTTATGCTTTTTTTTTGGAATTTTCAATTCAACCCAAAACAGGTCCTCAGTCCTCATCTCCTCATTCATCAATTAATTATTTTTAAATAGAAATAATTAATATATCCACACGGTTATATGTGTATTAAACAACCGATTAAAGTTACAAAATAAAACTTTGATAATTATAAAATAATATATCCCCTAATATTATATCGGTATTATACACAACAAACAATCAAAATGCCAATGAATTTCTCTTTAGGAGGCGGCGTCAAGGGCATCTCCCCCCATCCTGTTTCAAATGGAACCTTAAAGGGCAGCTCTGAATTAGAGACGACCCGTTTTATGCTTCGTAATGCTTGGAACGGTGCCGCAGCAAGCAAGAACTACGGCGGTCGTGCGCCCGCTGCTACCCCTTTTCGTATCGTAAACAACGCCGGTGACTATCTTTCCCGCCAGAATTACACATCGGGTGGTTCAAACCAGGTTACTAGCGTGAAACAAAGTATCGCTTCCGGTTGGCGTGGTCTAGCCGGTGGAGTCCATGCCCAAGCGGATGCCACCGGTATTCCATCCGCCACTTGTAACACCAAGTATGTATACGACAGCTCGGACTACATTCGTTTCCGCAAGCAGATGGCCGTGAACCGCAATTACAATGACGCCGGGTTTGGTGGCGCGAATAATGCCGCACAGTCTGCGATACGTGCGATTCGGCGTTAAATGCACGACGCACGACGCACGACGCCCGATACGCTATTATGACATTATTTTATCATAATACAGTAAACACACACATACACAATGTCAAATCGCGCGATATCTATGCCTGAACAGTTTGGCCCCTCTGCGGGCGACACCTTATTCGCGATGAACCGCGCATCTTATTTACGCACTGCTGGCGCGGTTGGCGCGGATGATACCAAATACAACGCCATCATGAATAAGAAAACGAAGATATACGCATCCACCGATTCGTCGTCCTATATCCAATCTAGGCGTATCCATTCGATTGGATATAGTTCGACCCACGCGCCTTTAGGCGATACGTTGACATTTAAAAGCCCGGTTCTTCAAGTTCAAAAAGACGCAATTCGTCGTTGTCGTTCGGGAGGGTGTGTTGCGCCGGCGAAGAAGGGCGCGAATCATTCGTTTCTCTCTGGACGATAATTAATTAATTATTTATTTATACGTCCATCCGTGGACGAACGGACGGACGGACGGACGAACGGACGGACGGACGGACTGTCTTTAGGATAAACTTTTTTTATTAATTTATTGTATAACGCGCTAACAAAATGTTGTTGAATAAGTATCTCGTCGAGTTCCTCGGTTCCGTTTTCTTCCTTTACGTCATTATCGCCACCGGCAATGCTATTGCTATCGGTGCGGCTTTAGCCATTGCGATTATGCTCGGCGGTCACATTTCCGGCGGCCACTTTAACTCTGCGGTCACTGTTATGATGGCTGCAGCGGGTAAGATTCCCATGTCCGATGTGGTTCCTTACATCCTCGCCCAGATTGCCGGTGGTCTCGTTGCTCTTGAACTTCACAAGCGCATCAAGTTCTAAATGTTGTGTATTCTTTTACACCGAAACAATGGTTATAATTATACAATTTACCGAAATAGTATAATTATAAAATCGCAATATTATAATAGTATAGCAACAATGTCGAGTGTTTCCAGTATAACAAGACAATATGCGAAACTACAGAGTAAACAACCGCAAAAGGGCGGAGCAGAAGTAGGCGCAAACAGCAGCGGCAGCAGCAGCGGCGGGTTTCTTTCCGGCATTTTTGGTGGAGGAGACACTAAAAAGGTAGAACCTGAGGCAGGTTCGACTCAAGCAGGTTCGAATGATCCTGCTGCTGTTGCTGCTGCCGTACCGGCCATCGAACCTACCGTACCCGCCGCCGATGCCGATGCCGATGCCGATGCCGATGCCGGTAGCTCTCCAACACTTTTACAAAAACTAGGAATTACTTCTTCAGAACCGACTCCTGTGGCATCAGACGTCGAAGCAGGACCCGACATTGGAGCGACAGAAGCACCCAAGAAAGACGACCAATCCTTCCTACAAAAACTAGGTATTACATCTTCGGCACCCGCGCCCGCACCCGCGTCAGAGCCCGCACCCGTACCCGCGTCAGAGCCCGCGTCAGAGCCCGTACCAGAGCCCGCACCCGTAGTCGCCGAACCCGTCCCTGAAGCACCTGCCACAAAAGAGGAGCCTCCTTCTACTGAAAAAAAAACATCATTACTTGAAAAGGTTGGTTTAGGATTTTTAACATCTTCTTCTTCAGAAAAAAAACCAGAAGACAATGCTGATAGTGGCAGCGAAGTATCAAGTGACGCCGCGAGCAGTGACGAAAGTAACAGCAGCAGTGATGATGAGGATAATGTTGCTGATTTCAAATTGATTGTCGAAAAAATGGAACATCTACGTAAAAAATATGAAGATTTGAAGGCGAAATACAAAGAAGAAGTCGGAAAGAAGAAAGAAGATCCGTCTGCGCCAAAGGATAATTCCGACTTTTCAAATATACTTGCTTCGTATTTTGCGATTGAAGGTTCAGTAAAGCAATTGAAAATATACTTAAAAAAGCACGCAGACAAGAATGGATTTCCAGTGGAAGGACTTGGGTTGGATGAAGGCGATACAGCCGCCGCACCTGTGGCTGCCGCTGTCGTCGCTGAAGCAGTATCCGAAGAACCCGTCGCCGTAGAAGCACCAGAAGCGCTACCTGAAAATCCCGATACTGCCGTCGCCGTAGAAGCACCAGAAGCGCTACCTGAAAATCCCGATACTGCCGTCGCGGATGCCACTGCCACGGCTGATGCTACCACCGCCATCACCACCGCCGCCGTGGAAGGCAATGAACTGGGTTCCGAATCAGAATCAGGTTCAGGCTCGGATTCTGACACATCTTTATCATCGATACCAGAAATACCGGTGGAAGGTTCTTCCCCTGAAGACGGCCCAGCCGTCTCAAGTGGAACCGACGAATTAATTCGTGGAGGTCGTAACCATTTCGTCCAAAATCATCGCAAAATTAAGACACACCGTCATCATAAGCGTCGTAATCGCCATAAGACGTTACGGCATAATATCACAAAATAATGTAAACACGTGTATCGTGTGTGTCTTTATATTATTTATTTTTAGCATATAATATTCTATACAGCAAATAGAGCATAATAAGTGTAATGCTGTAGTAATATACTTGCGACAGGGCATCCCCCTTTATATCGGATAAATCCTCACCATGTCTACTTGTTTGGCCACCGATACTTCGAATTAATTTCGATAATTTTGCCAATATAGAATCATAACCAGTGTCTAGTCCGCCGCTGTCATCATCTTGTATTGTCTCCAAGTCATCTTTAAAAAATGACGAAATATGCGAATTGTGAGTCTCGATGACATCCTTCGTTGTGAGTTCAGGTTTCGAATCCGGACCGAATTTCGCAAATGAAAGTTCAGACATCGGCGATGATTTACCGGTATCCACATTATACGAAAGGGGGCTACGATGTGTTGTCTGATACGCAACACCAGAAGAACCGGCTAAAGACCCAGTTTCATAGATGCCAACAGACTCCCCATTTTCGGATACAAGCATATATTGATTCTTATATATATCCGGTGTTTTTTTTCCCGCATTGGCACCGTCGGCACCAGTATTCGTTAATTTGTCAAACCCTTCACTACTACCACGACACCTCGCACCACTGGCAGGATTTACTTTATTTGGAAAAGAACATGGATTTATTTCAACTACATCAACTAGAGCCAAATACCGGGTTTCACTATTATTGTTATTACTCTTATTAACTGTTCCTAATGTAATTTCAGCGCAATCTGGATAGGTTCCTGACGTAAATGCGTTAAATAATGGGACCGGGTTTAAAGCACCTAAATTCCCCATAGCACCAGGAATTAAACCGCGTAAATCATTAAACGTGTTTCCGTCAGCACCACTCGCGATAAACGGGATGGACCCATCGGGAATATTATTCACATAAATATACCGGTCCACGATTTTCTTCTCTCCTTCGCGTCCCTTGTCGCGCTTCGTTTTTTGTTCAGTAAGCGCATTTTTCAATTTCGTCGCTTCGTCTTCAGTGATTTTTTTCGCACCTTCTCTATCAATAACAGCTTGATATGCGTTTTCCCACGCTTCATCTTCTTGGCGCTCTTTTCGCCACTTCTCGACACTCGTTTCACTACATTTTCCGGTTGTTTTAATAAAAAACTTATTTCCAAGAGGTTTACGAGTTACACTCGCATTACCACCACCTGTAACAAGAACTTCTATATAGGAAAGCAGACCATCCACGTTATTTGCGAGGGTAGATAATGAAAACCCAGCCGACATCCCCATTTCGGCGGGCTGTTTTACATTCTTCCAATAGTCATAGGATTCCCCTAAAAAAGAAGTCATATCGAGGTTTGATATAATAACTGTTATAGATAGTAGATATTATAATTATAACTGTATATCCACCTGCCCGCCAGGCGAAAGCGATTTATTAAGGTCTTCGATTTGTTTACCCACTGCTTGTATCGCATCAGCATTTTGTTTTATACTGTCTTTCTGGTCTTTTACGGCATCCACCATCTTCGAAAGTGCGCCGATCTTCGCTTTTAGGTCGATATACTGTCCACAATCTGTAGAACAAGGCGTTTTCTTTTTAGAAGCCGATGCCTTTTCAGCACTTTTTACATCAGCACTAGCAAATTTCCCCCTTTTGTCCATAACCTTTCCATCTTCGACCTTGGGAATCGGTGGAAGTTTCTTTACATCAAACCCTTCTATCGCTTCACGAAAAACAGCTGCGCCGGACATATTAATACCCCGGTCACCGCCGAGGTCACCGTAACTGTAATTAAATAGTTGGTTATATTCGTCCGCGTCGGTGGTGGCTGCGAATTTATCCCGAAGCTCTGAAACCGGAACGAATAAATGTCGCCAGGAATTATGCTGGATTAACCGACCTCCATGTAAAAACCCTAATATAAGCACTCCGGATAAAACAAGGAGAAATACAGCTATAAATGCTTTATATTTTACAACCGGGTGTGTTTTAGTGTCATTTACGAAATCAGTGACTGTCGTCCTAAATAGATTATCATTACCGTGTATGAATGAACCGAACATCAATATCAATGACCGTCTTTACATTACATTAGAATAATTATTACTATTTATTTTTTATTTCCGGCTTGTACTAGTTTTTGAACCGCCTTTTTCATATTATCGATTGTCTTTTGTTGGTTCAATATTGTCGCATTATTTTCCTTTACATCATTTTGTAATTGGGTTGCGTTTTCAATAAGGGCTGACAAGCGTTTTCGCAGTGCTTCCACCGCATTACAATCTTTCGGGCAACTGTCATCTCCACCATCAGCACCATCACTCGATTTCTTAGTATCTTTCTTTGTGTCCATTCCTTCTTTGCCTCCGCCGCCGCCGCCGCCGCCGTGTTTCAATCGCATATTCTCTCGCACATTTAGATACACGCCTTTTACAATCTTTCGTATCGTTATATCCAATATCGCAATAATAAGCCCTAATAACAACAGCACGGTAAAATTCGAAAAGTTTTTTGTATAAAATTGTATGTATTCAAACATTATTGAGAATCAACGTATTACATATAGATACTAAATTAAAATATCAATCTCTATTATACGAATAATAATAATGAGTAAGAATTTCGTTTCATGGCCTCTCAATCTCAGAAAGATTAAGAACGTCGCAATCCGGTCCACCAAACAAAGCACTACGCGGAGTATTTTTCCCGGTTATACCCGCCCCGCGACAAACGGCCCCGATACCGCAAGTAATCCACTGAACGACTTCGGCCGCGATACGAAATGCTGTGATTTCCCCGATTCGAAAAATGTCATCAAACGGTCGAATTTCAAGGCACGCCCTATTAAACACTGGCGTAAAAGTCTGATGCCCACTTCCACCAATAAATCCAACCCTACTATCGGTTTTATCGACCGTCCCGGTGGTATCGTATTTAGAGGAACTTCGTGCGGATGCGACGCGAGGGTTGCCTCCAAACAGAATTATGTCGTGGAAGATATCCAGCGCCCCTTTCTGCGCGAATGCCAGCCCGATCTAATCGTCCAAAACCCCGGATATAAACAAGTAGGTGTCCCCGGCGCACCCGGGTCCTATCAAATCAATACGGGGATATATGAAACCAAGAATCTCTCGTTCAACCCCAAAAAACGTATTGTTCGAAGCGGGACGACAAATGTAAGCCGCGCATATCATACCAATACCGCGTCCTATCTCCAGGCCAGGTGCCTGACCTACCAGCAGAAACAGACCTTCTCGAAGATGTCCGCCACGCCGAACCAGTATGTTCTTCCCAACGGCAACCCCGCGAATCCGAGCGATTCAAAGACGGGTTCACAGGTGTTTTATTCGACCAATTGCGGCAACGCCGAGAGAATTTATGCCGACCCCGCGGATAGCGCCAAATGCCGCACCACTGTTATTCATAAACCGAATAATGTGAAATACGGCGTCCAGGGCGCGGTCTCTGCGGGAACACGTCTCGAGAGATTGAAGTTGGAAACCATCACGAAGAATGGTGCGTCGTTTAAGTCGGCGTATGGTGTTGCTGCGGGGAATGCCGGCCAATACCATGGCGACTCGATGGGCGCGCCTTACTTCATCAAGAGCAAGATATTCAAGCCGGATTGTAATTTATACAGCCGCGCACTGAAACGCCCGCATACGCGGTGCTAGCGAAGCAGCAGCGAAGCCAACGCAATAAAATATCGCGAATATATAACGGTATAATAACTATATTATATATTCGTATCAATGGTGTCTTCTGCGGCGAAGACACGACACGCACGAGACAATGACACCCGCGTAAGCGGTCGCCGGCGTCGCAGTCACGGCCGCAGTCACGGCCGAACGGTTCGTCGTGGAAAGCACAATAACAACAAAGAACACATCCAGCGCAACAACTTCTATTTATGGGCGAATCACAAATGGATAAGCGAAGTACCAAAGACGTTACCGAGAGAATTAAGGTATATCCGCCCTTTAGATAATTTCAAATTAATCCAGGATGAAATGTATAAAAATGTGATTGAGATGTATCACGAATACGTCAAGGGCCACGGCGGCCACGCCCGTCAGATGAAGAATATCTATACATCGTTTTTGAACTTGAACCCCGAACCCATTGTAGGCCATATCGCCGGGTTTTGTGCGATGTATGATACGATGGTCCAGGAAAACAACCTCTACAAATTTCTCGGCGTTATGAATCAAAATGAAATGATAAAATGGTCGCTTCCAGTTGTATGGACAATGCGTCCTGATGAATACACTCCCAAACATATTACGCCGCATTTATCGAGCCCGTCTCTTTCTCTATATGATTACCGATTTTATGTAGATGACAAGATACTCGAAAAACAGATGCGCGGGGTGCGTTTGAATGTGAGTAATAACACAGTGATTCGACACGAACAGACTGGCGGCGGTGGTAGCCGTGGTAGCCGTGGTAGCCGTGGTAGCCGTGGTAGCCGTATCGCATCTGCCTATGATGACAATGTCGACAACGACGACAGCGGTCCAGAAACCAAGACAGTAGAATATATGAAATACAAAGAGCGTATTACTCGCGCATTTATGAAATTCATCGATGATGTATTTATCAAATGTCTAGGCAACGATTATGAAAAGGCGCATAGTATTAAAGCGAAAGATGTCTATGATATCGAATGTGTATTAATGAAAATGATGAATACGATAGACACACGGTTCGATATGAATTATGCGAATATGTACAATACCTCGAAACATCCCGATATTCCACCTCATCGTGTAATGTCAGCGACATCGTCGTCGTCGCCGTCGAAGAAGAAGAAGTATTGTCATTGTGGCGATGGCGGCAGTGCTGCCGTGACAGACCTTAAAGATCGACTGAAGTCGCCGCATTACCAACACAATATTCGCGGAGCGACGCGCATCCTCACAACGGACGCGGTTGAACTTACCGACATAGATTGGCGAGAGATGGCCGAACATATCGGCTACGCATCCGACAATATCCCGCGATATTTTGTCTCTAATCAAGTAGGTTATTTGAAATCGGTGATGCGTCTTCTTAAGAAGGAGTGGGCGTCGGATAAATGGAAGAGTTACTGGTATTTTATTTATATGCGCCAACTCATCTGTTTCCACGACAAGTGGCGAGAGATTTACCTCGATTTTAATGACACGCTTATCCGTGGCAAGGATACGCACTTTCCGAGAGAATATTTCCCGATTATAGGACTGGGGTATGCGTTCCCGAAGACGATGACGGAGGAGTTCACCCGGAGATACAAAAATGAAGAAATGGTTTCGAAGGTTCGAGAGATTGGAACGACGATGTTGGAATGCTATAAATCGCGTATCCAGAAAAATACGTGGTTGTCCGCAGTTACCAAGAAAGGTGCGCTTAAAAAACTGAATACAATTGAGTTACGGATTGGTGATGCGAATCTCTCGGCACCCGATCCTACGCATCTAGAATATGACCCGAAAGACGCGTGGGGCAACCTGCTTCAGCGGAGCGTCCAGAGGACATTGTATCTCACGAAACATTCCGCCGGGTCGGGTTCGGCGTCGGGTTCGGGTAAAGCCTCACCGTCACCGTCACCGTCACCGTCACTATCCGTCGAAGACGTCGAATTGGTGAATTGGAGTATGATGAAATTCGCGGGATATCAATCCTTTATCGTGAATGCGTATTATACCGCAGCTTCCAACAGCATCTATATTCCGACTGCGTATATGCATAGTTTGAACGTCCAGTTTGGGCGCGGGTATGAATACGACCTGGCGTCGGTAGGGTTCACATTCGGCCACGAAATCTCTCACGCGTTACATGTCAACTCGCGCACTTTTGATTATAAAGGTGTTATTAAAAACTGGTGGTCTCGGCCGGACGTCACGACCTATGAGCGCAAAATCGCCGGTATTCGGAAGCAATATGAGGACATTAGCAAAAAATACGGGTTTGTCATTGACGGAAATCTCTCGTTATCAGAGAATCTAGCGGATGTAAATGGATTGGCGGTATGCGAAGATGCGCTTCACCGTTTCCATGACACTGCGTCGTCCGCCGCGTCCGCGTCCGTGCCCGCGTCCGTGCCCGCGTCGTCGTCCGTGTCCGTGTCGTCCGACCATATGCGCGCAATGTCGTTCCAGCATTTCTACACGTATTACGCAATCCAAAACCGGCAATATGCGAACCGGCGTGAAATCCTCGTCCAGGTTCTTACAAATCCGCATCTTGACCTGAAGATAAGAACGAATGTGCCCCTGATGCGGAGCAAGACCTTTCGTGAGGTGTTTGGTATTCACAAAGGCGATAAAATGTATAGTGACGACTTTGATGTCGTGTTTTAGCATAAACATAATACAATAAAACAGGTATAAACATCGATTTTATTGTATCGTATTCTAATAAATGGGTTCTTCAATATCGTTGGATGTGGCTGCCGCCACCGCCGATATCGCCACGTTGGTGGCACGCGAATCAGAGAAAGCACCCGACACGCAATTTGAAGACGCGCTTCGGCAAGAAGTCCTTCTTGTTCCGGAAGATATGGAGGATATACATATTCAGGCGTCGCCTGCCACCACCGCATTCGCAGAGGCGACCGACGCAGCCACCGATGTCGATGCCGCTAACGCCGCCACCGCCGCCACCGCCAACGCGGACACCCCCGCGAATAATACGCGCAATGGCAACGCCGCCGCCGCAGCAGCAGGCAAAGGTAAACACTGGAAACGGAACTTAAAGAAAAAACAACAAATAGAACAGAAAGCTACCGAGCGAACGCAAGAACAACGCCGCGAACAAATCCGCCCCATTATCGACAAACTCACCGAACTCCAAATGAATGCTTCCTACCATGCCATCCGCGAACTCCACAAAGTCCTGAACCAGTTCGTCAAGACAGGCGAAGATACGAAATTCAAAATCCCGTTCCCTGAATTCTCTCGTAAAATAAAAGGCGAATTATCGAATGCGCCTTATATTCCATGTTGGGTGAAGCTGGAGATGGACTAATGCCCGCCCCCGTCGCACGCACAAGTGCGTGCTAGAACACAATATTGTCATCAATCCATTTTTTGATGCGAATATTCGCCGGCTCTAGTATTTTGTTCAACCCGTCAATATAATTCATAAAATACTGCGTGTCGTTCTGTATTTTCATGAGTGTATGGTAAATAATCGTATAATCCTCTTGTGAATACAAGTCCGTTATCTTGATGAATATCGCGTCGATATTATTATCCATGAGGGTATCGTTAGGTATGATGGGTACGCCAGTGCCCGCCGAAGGCGTCAATAAAGGCCGCAATGGTGGAGACGACGATACCGAGGCGGCCGACGCACCACGGACCTTCAATGGAAACTGACGCGGCATCGGTTCATCGTCGTCGCCGCCGTTGTCGTCGTCATGGTCATGGCCCGTGTTTGCGACCGAGCCTCCGCTGCCTCCGCTGCCTCCGCTGCCTCCGCTGCCTCCGCCGCCCAATCTACGAACCAACTCCGGATTATCCAGCATTCCTTTATACATTTGAAGTGTATGAAGAATATGGATTTTGTCGGTTAGGTTATACGTTCGTGTCAAATTATTAATACCAATCTTCGCCAAATCAATCAATAACAAGAACAGTTTTCGATTCTCGCCTGTGCCAGTGCCCGCGTCTTCAAGCAAATGTTTATAAAATTTATGAAACCGCGAAAACACATTATATAAGTAAAACACGTCCTCCTTTTTATCGTTGTTGTACCACCGCCGCACTTGCTGGGTATACCCTGGACCTTGGACGGTAAGTATATTGTTATGAATCGCCAGTTTACTTCCAATCGGATAAAAAGAAAGAAGCCCGATTTGAAGGACCGCTTGTAATGGTTCTAAAATCGTCTCGAACCGTTCTTTTGGTTTTTTTATATTTCCGACGATAAATTGTAACGCGTTTTGCATAATATGTATATTCCCAGGATAATACATATTCATACATTATATTTAGACCCGTTTATTGTATGTAATGCGCGGCGCGGCCTACGGCCTATGAAGAAATATATTCGTCGTCTGTAAGAGGACATTCTGTTTATGATAAGGAATACCGTAATGCTCGCACCACGCCATACATTTGCCTACATTGGTCTTCTTATACTGTTCTAGTTTTTCAGTATTCCTCTGGTTTGTGATGATAGCCAGTGTGGATGTGATATTTTCGATTTGCTGATAACTAATCATCGCATTCAACTCTTCGATTTTATTCAAGAAATAAAGGTCGTGTTCTCTTGGAAGTATCGATGACAATGAACCATCGGCATCGTCATCGTCGGCAGCGTTCTCGTCGGTCTCGCTGGCCGTATCCTGGTCCTGGTCCTGGTCCTGGTCCTGGTCCTGGTCCGCACCCGCGTCCGCTGCCTTCTGCGTCATTATGATAGAAGGAAAAATATCACAAAATTGTTGGATGATTGGCGCGGAATCCGCGATTTTAAACCCCTGACATATCACGTATTTCTCGGAGTTCGCAACACGGCTTGTATAAGGTTTCATTATCGTGACATTCGTATAATAATACGACAGTAAATACAGAATATCAATCGTCGGTTTATGAAAAATATCGAATATTTTCAATATAAATGTACCGCCCTGTTTCTGGAGTGCGAGCGCATAAAACACCTCGGATAATATCAATTGCGTCGCGATATTTTCCTGATTATTGAAATCCACCGAGAAATCAAACCCGCCGTCCGCAGTGACGATATCCATCTTGTTCTTATATTTCGCGGCGCAATACCGGAAGTTTTCCAGGGAGATTAGATTCCCCGTTTTATCCTCGCCTGTTTCAATAATAACATTCGGGTTATGGTCTAAAAATGTGCGCGTCTTCTTCCATCCGGGACATATCGGGTCATCATTGACAAGGGTCATTCCATAATAACGGTCATTCCCGTAAATAGGGGGGTGTGCCTGTGCGTCAATACTACTACTACTACTAGTACTATTACTAGTATGTTTTGAATTTTCAAAAATACGCCGTGAAAGCTTCATATGTTCTATTTCTTTCATATATTCGTCGTGGAAGTCGGTATTTCGTTTTAATATATGGACTATGGCTGCGGCACTTCCATCGATGGGCGACGGTAGCGAAAGCGAAAGTGGAGGCGCACTCCCGCGCACCTTATTGTATTCAGCGCCGCGAATATATGAAATCGCCTCAATAAATCCACCAGGTCCTTCTGCCAAATGAAATGTGTTGATTCCCATTTTGTAATCAGGTACTGATGTCACCGGGTATTTATTCCGTGCGCCGCTTGCGTTTGCGCCTCCCCCGCCGCTTGCGTTTGCGCTTGCGTCCTCTTGACGATATTCCCCGCCGCTCCGCGGGTTATTTAGTATACCGTTACTTGTCATAATTTCAATCATTTTATAGAACGATCTAGATAACGGCCGCAACTTACTGATATTCGTTTTATTTCCCGCCACATTTGTGTGTATATATTCATACGGGTTCGTAAATTTCTTAATATTATCCCACTGTTCTTGGTATTTTTCGATTTGTTCTTTAATATCGCATAAATGCGAATACACCGATGCGGAAATATATGGCGTATTCGTATTATTATATTCGACAGACAGTTTCAATGGAATATAATTCCCTGACGTATCATAGCATAACCCAACTTGTGGCAAAATGAAATGATTATAATAACACAAACCGACATTTAGGGCGTGTGTCGAGGTCGATACACTCGCGGATGCGGCGGAACCAGCCGACACAGGAGTAATCGATACTGGAGCGTCTTTATTAAAAAAGTAATTATTCTTGGGCGATTTTTTAAACATCCTGAATACAGGTAATTATATAATCACGTAAAATCTTTATAAGTTGATTTTTCTACTCATCGCCAGCCGCCTTCTTTTTCGTCTTCTTCTTTTCCGCCGCCGCCGCCGCCGCAGTCGCAGGTGCCGTCGCCGCGGCCGCGGTCGCAGTGGCCTTTTCCGTCTTTTTACGAGGAGCTTTCACTGCGGCTGCGGCTGCGGCCGGGGGAGCCGGAGGGACCGGTGTATCTTCAATAATGGTCGCCTTCTTCGTTCGCTTCTTTATCGACTTTTCAATCTGTTCAATCGGCGCGGCCGCGCCTTCCGCTGCTGCTGCGTCTGCGGCTGCGGCTGCTTCTTCTTCAGCTTTCTTCGCCGCCGCCGCGGTGGTTGGTTTCGGTTTGACCTTGATTGTTTTACGAACGGCTGCTCCGGTGCCTGCTGTGCCCGCCGCCGCCGCGACGGCTTCTTCGCCGCGGCTTCGGATAATATGTGCCGCAATCGCCGGTTTTGACGCAACATCAATCGGAACAGATGCGCGCGCGATTTTATCCAATGCGATTTTTTCGGTGGATTCGTCCAATACCGCCGCCGCACCCGCCGCACCCGCCGCACCCGCCGCACCCGCCGCACCCCGATCATGTTCCTCCTGTAATCCCGCATATGTAAGGAAACTGCTCTTCAAGTGCTTCGCGTTGATATTCCGATTTTTGCGAAAGATGAAATACCGATTATAAAACGATATCTGTTTTTCCTCCGGGCGCATAAAGAGCGCCGACCCGTATTCATTGCGACACTGTTGCGATTGCTGCGACGATTGCTTCTGCTTACATTCGACCTCCATCTCATGAAACATCCCGTCGAATGTATCCGTTCCATCCCGCATTGGAAACGTCAATGTCGTCGCCGCCTCTTCTGGTGAGACCAAATCAAAACCGTAATTCTCTAATAATTGCGTCAAATATTCGAAGTTCACGAGGAATTCGCGGGTGTTTTTGTTGATGGACTCCTGAAACACCTCGATTTCATAACCGATACTGCTGCTATCCGGTTCAAATTCCGCCTGGTGATACTTCTTCGTAACCGACCATATTTTCCGTGGTTCGACGTCGCTGCCTGCCGCCGCCGCCGCCGCCGTGCTACCCGCGCCTTCCATAACGCTGATTTCACCGCCGTTCTCTAAACGCGAAAGTGCCTGAAAGATGCGAACACCGTCAAAGCACGTCCCGATGAAATACCCGCCTAATTTCGTACACTCGGATACATTTTGAAGGAAGGTATGAAGTTTCAGGATATTCTCGAAGAAGTAGTGGACGGCGAATTGGACCGAGCAAATATCAAACCCGTCAGCTGCGCGACCGTAATGCGGGTAAACCCCGCGACCTAATAAGCTCGCGTCCTTTGCGCCTTCGCCGAATATCGCGCGGGTGATTAACCGGTATCGTTCGCTGATTGCGGCTTGACCCGTTCGCATCTCTTTACTGCTATCCCCGTGAATAAATATCGCCGCGGGAACATTGTGTTTCGTCTTTTTGATATCCAGATACCTAGCACAGACCCCGTCGAATTTATGCTCCAGGTTATCTTTAGAATAATCAATCCCGAAGACGAACCCGAGTTTCGCCGCAATCCATTTCGGTAAATCGCCACCTTTTCCCACCGCGAAATCGATGAGCGTATTTCCCGGTTTTGCGACACTTAATATCAGCTTGCGTTTCACGTATAAGTTGTGGAAGTCGCGAAGACTCTTGGTCAGCGTTTTGATTTTTGCGCCGCCGCCGATATCGTATCCACCGCCGCCGCCGCCAGCGCCGCCGCCGCCACCCCCCGACGCGGAATGATTGTAATAGACGTCATCATTTACGAGCTCGTCGGGGATATCTTCGCCCGTCATTATCATCTCCGGTGTAATCGCATTATGAATCGAATGCCAGTTGCTATTGGCGACATGATACGCGTTTCCGTAATTCTTCCCGCCTGCGCGATACTCAGCCGTCTTGTCATGGCGAACACGAAGCGGCACCCAACGCCAATTCACCGGCTTCGTTTCATCGTAACTGAATTCAACAATCGTTTCATCCTGAATAATATCGTTTTCAATCGTCATCATTTGGCTAACACCTGCTTCATCGGGGCGCAACATGATGTTACAAATATGCGCTTCGTTATCATAAGGATACGTTGGATAAAACGGCACTGGTTTGTAGCTGTCTCCGGCCGCTGATGACGCCGCCGCCGCTAATGATTCTTCGCCGCCTCCGCCGCCGCCGCCGCCGCCGGCACTGTGTCCGTGTCCGTGTCCGTGACTAGGCGGCACCTGACCTTCAATCACCGAGACACACGGGTTAATATACCCGTGTTTACGCTCATCATAACCAACCCGCAATACCAACGTTTTATATTGCTGGATTTGGACGGACCGCGACATATCTATCCCCGATTTGAATACATTACTCACGAGGTCCTCATTGTCATCGCCCTTCTTGGTTGTAACCAGGAAATCGATGGTATTCATATCCGCGGGCTTCCACTTAAACGAATAATTCCATGTGGATTTATAGAGAGGCCCCGCATTTCCGTCGTTGCGTGTATTACTGCCAACCCCGCAGTCAAGTGGCGTAAATATAAGGCCATCGGTATGATATTCGAACTGATGTTCGGTGCACTTTCTTAAAATAGATGCGCAGCCGTCAAAGATGGTCTTCCCGCCTGACGACGATGACGACGATGACGACGACGCGACCTCGAAATGCTTATGCTCGATACGTAATGGCGACAACGAATCAACGCCACCAGAGACACATTTCGCCTGTAGGTTTTTGACGACGCTTACCAATAACGGTAGGCGGAAGTTCGTAAGAACCTCTTCCCCGTGAATGGGGTAAAACATACGCGCGCGAATATCGGCCTTATGGACGTAATATACATCAAACGCCAGATACAAGTTAATGAAATCGCCGTTCTTGTTATGAATGATATGCTCGCCGTCGATCAGCGTATTATGTAGTTTTGTATTTAAAGAGACTGCGCCAGTAAATTGTACGTTCATTGCGGTGTCGATCAAGTAGATGCGCCCGGTTTTTGGCGCCACAAACAGGAGTTTACGTTGCCCGTCCGCCTTTTCAGTGACCGAATAATTCATACGAATATTCGGAACTTTCGAATCCTGGCTTAATGGGCGAATATTATACATTTGGAGCGTCAATGAAGATGGGCCGATAAAATGCCTGGGGCGTAGTATGCCCGTGCCGCCCGTGGCAGCGGCGGCGTCTGATGATGCCAGTTCTTTGGCGTGGCGGCGTTTCTCTTTCATGTCGGCCTTCTTTTCTGGGTCGCGCTCATGTCGTTCTTCTTCCGTCTCAGAATCGGATGACTCTGATGATGAGTCGCCTCTGCGACTGCGTCCGCCTCCGGCCTCGGATTCTTCCGGATGAATCAGTGTATAATAACGACGCTGTATCATGCGTAATTCCGCCGATGAAACGGGGTAATTCGTTTCTTGAATCCCCGACAATACCATTTTTATAACACGGCGTATAGTATCCAGTAAATATTTGGGGTGGGTGAATGATGTGCCGGGACCGACGAGGTCATTGTTCACCTCTATCTCGATTTCATACCGTATTGGGCTCTCTAAGACTTTCGACGCGTCAAATGTCGACGCGGAAATATATCCGGTGCGGTCTCGTTGTGACTCCTTCACGACACTCAAATCAACTTGAAAAGGGAGGTCCGGGTGTGTCATTGTTGAACGATTGATATACCGGAATGTCTTCTTGTTGTCGTTCCATGTTTTCAAAATAGAGCGCGCGAGTGTGGACGTATTTGCGATGCGTTTCTCGCGTTGATAACTTACCTTGAAATTGAAATCGTCGAAGATAACTGGATGGATGGATGTGTCTTGTCTTGGCGTCATATCGCCGATGCCGCCACCGCCGCCGCCCGCCGCGCCCGCCGCGCCTGACCCAGGTTTGCGCGCATACATCTTCTGTGTGAACAATACGTATTTATCGTCCGGCATATTCGTTTTACAATACTTCTGAACGTCATTGATTCCGTGGATTTCTGCGCGAATAAGCGATAGCTTGGTCTGTCCTGTACGAGAGTCAAGATATTCATTCTGTATTTTCAACGAATATGCGTTCTTTTTGGAAAAGCCGAATCCCGACGCCAGCAACTTCTGTATCACATTATCGAAATTCTGTTTCGTCGTTGGCTGATTTCCGCGCGTTCCAAATCGTATCTCTAATTCAGGTATTCCATCGGTTTTATCCAATAGACTTTCTAAATAGGACGACACAATATTGGAAAATTCTGACTGCTTATCCGATGACGCAAACGAATCACGAGGCATTCTACTATATATATGAATAGGAAATTATTTATACACTTATTCATATATCTATTATATTTTTCAATTTTATCCCGCACAGCATCGTTCATTACATTACATTATCATCCGAACAATGTCTTCATATAACTCCGGTTTCGTTTTCTTCTTCTGACTGACGATGGACCCGAAATCACCCAACACGACCTTTGTTTCGGGTATTTCCAATTTTCTACATATGTCAATGAGGTCCTGGACCTTATACGCGGAAATCGACCGGATTGGTGACGATATATTCTCCATACTCCAATATGTATCTCTTACGTGCGCCAAGAATGCGGCACCGGCACCGGCACTGGCACGCACCGCCATCCCGAGATACACCCCAAACTTCCCCCGGATTTTCTCCAAGATAAACGTGTTCTTGTCATTATCCGAACGCCCGACTTCAAAGATTTTGCGGTCTTGGATAATACACACCGAGAGATTATAACACACCGCGATACCCTGGAATGTTTCCAGGGTGATATAAGGCTTATGAACGAGACTTTCCTCCACCGACGAAGCGGAGATTTTATGCGGTTTCAATAACGTCTTTCTTGCGCGGATATATTCCACCATTTGGAACTTAAAGGCGTTGGATTCCGTGTAATGATTTTCAACACATTCGAACTTTTCAATACCGTGAATCATAATATAAGCACACCATAATAGTGTGTCATTTTTCACATTAGGCGTATACAGATACTTTGACATCGTTGTCAAATCGAATGCGACGGCAACGGCGGGTGGTGCGACGGCGGTGTCGGAATCGGAGTCAGATTCGGTGTCAGTGTCAGTGTCCGAGTCGGTGTCCGACACAGTGACAATACTGTTCTGCGGTGGCGGTGGCGGTGGCGGTGGCGCGGGCGGTGGCGCGGGCGGCGCAGAATGGCTACGTGTCGATTGAATATCAAGAATACACATATCTTCCAATATATTATTTCGTGTAAATGAAAAAGAGTTATATACACACGGAATTATCGTCGTTGTCATAGTGGCTGACCAGGTTATACTACTATATCATATTGTCTTTATGCCTTGTGCCCACACGCACGCAGGCGGGTACGCCTATGCTTTACAATCGAAATACTCCTTCGTGATGAGTTCCTTTTGATGCTCGACTTCGCTCAATTGTTCTTCTTGTTTGATAACGTATTTCATATACTCGTCCAATTGTGCGAGCGTTAGGTCATTTAGTTTGGTGATATTAATAAAAATACCATTCTTATTCTCGTTTATATTTACTGATTTTCCTGTCAGAATCCGCAATACTTCGATTTGATGAACTACAGGCATCCGTTCAATACCGTCCTTCAACATCATCAAGTAGTTTGTTTTCGTTTCAACATGCTGGGCGATGGTCTGGATTTCATTCATTTTACTTAAACTCGCAATAGAAATGTCATTGGGGGGGTGTTTCACCATAGCGGAATGGAATGGAGCCGAATGGAATGGAGCGGAATGGAATGAGCCGAGTATTATCATTATTGACGACCAAATCTTTATATATTATTCCGCGTCATTACCGTGGAGTTCATTCCGCGTCATTACCGTGGAGTTCATTCCGCGTGTAATAACATCGCAATAATCGTGACATGTGTGTCATTTAACACGAACCGTCGCCCGATGATTTCGACCGTCAAGATGTCGCCTTCTTCCACCCGACAGAATAATTCGTTGTTTCGGATATTCATATCACGGGACAAGAATACTTCAATCGGCGATACGCTCCCCACACACAATTTGGTCGCAATCCCGCGAATCCCCGCTTGGGTAATTGTTTTCGCGATACATTTGATTTGGGTTTGTTCGTCTGGCAAACACACCAGGCAATCAGCGACGACGTCGTATCGGATATTTCCCGCGGATAATGTTCCACACGAATACCTGAAAATGGACATCGACCCGGGGCAAATATATCCTTCAATCGAGCATTTGCCTTCATATCGCGCGGCCATTTCATCATGTAAAAGACTCTTTATATCCTTGTTCAGGTGACTGATTTTATAGAATGGAACGGTAATCGTCCGCTTGATTTGTGCGTTATGAAACAGACTCTCGTCGCAATACGATAACGCGAGAGCGGGCTCCACTGGCTCGGGATCTGGGTTGGTGACAGGTAGCGCGGGTTCGGGCGCGGGTTTTTTAGTCGTCGTCTTTCTTTTGGGACGAATAACAAGAGTTGCCATCACGGAACAACAATGGGTATATCAATTATTACATTTTGTTTATATCTTTATCAATTTTATTGGGTTATTTTGATAATAATAATGACTCAACAATGCGTCATTATTATATGTAATCGCATATAGTAACAGTGTACTCACTGTCGGCGGCGTCGGCGCCGCTTTTCGTAATAAGAAGCGGTCCAGCACATCCATAGATTTGCCCGCTAGCAACAAGAGCATCGCATTCTTCTTTTGCCGCGTGTGGATTTATCGGTTGATGATTATGCTTATACGCACCATGTCTCAATATTTTACAGTTGAAGTCGGTGTGATGGATTACAAATGGTTCATTACAATGAAGACATGTAAATACGTATTCTTTATTATCGGTGGGGCGCATGACGTATACTGTATATACTTACGGTATATACGATATTCGGTTCCGTTCAGTTCCGTTCAGTTCCGTTCAGTTCCGTTCAGTTCCGTTCAGTTCCGTTCCACTTCACTTCACTACACGAGTTCGCCTATCACCGATATCGCCTCATCGCCGATTTCAAAGCGCTGGCCTATTACGCGAATACGTATCTCTTCTTCTTCCTGAATACGCGTAAAATCCGGCCGGTCGAAATGATGGTCTCGTGCGACGAATACAACCACCGGGGTTTTCGGTTCATTTAAAACGGCGCGAATACCTGCCAGGGTTATATTTTTCACGATACATTTGAATACAACGCCTTCAACAAGAGAGCACGCTTGACACTCGTATACCACATCAAATATCGCGTGTTTTCCGTATAAAAACCCGTTTGAATACGTCAGGATTTTCACGCTTCCTGGGCGAATAAATCCTTCAGCCATACACTTTCCTTCCACCATTTTCGACAGAATGTGCTCAAGTGTATCTTTTATGTTACGCCCGATAATCTGGAAGGGGATTCGTATTTTACGTGTTAATAATATTGCGGTATAGATGCCAAATGCGCTTTTTGCTTGGACAGCGGCCCCGCCACCGCCGCCACCGCCGCCGCCACCGCCACCGCCGCCGCCGCCGCCGCCACCGCCGCCTGGATATTTCGAAAGGGACGCGTATTGTTTTACTCCAGCGCCTCCTCCTAATGCGGACATTTTATTATATAATACTGATATGCTTTATGTATTATATTATATTAGTATTATATTTCTCGAAATTAGTCGCCGGATTAATCCTCGATATGTAATTTCTCGATATTACACAGTAACGCCTCGCCTGGTGTGAAAAACCATTTTTTACCATTTACATTATTCGCCTGGAATGTCCGCAGTAAAAATTCCTGGAAGACGCATAATTCCTTCTGGGTTCGATGTTTGGTGTTTTCAATCGTTAGTTTATATTCGTCACCTTGCGTATCGGGATACATCGCCAAGATATTATTAATCATTGTGATTGTATCTGTTTTACCTGATTGATCGCATCGCGCACCTTTGTCGCGTTTCTTTTTCATCATTTTCACCTTGAAAATAAGGTATTCACGCTTGAAAAACGAAATAAACCCGACAATCATATTCATCGTTTGGATTTCCGTCGTTTGTAACTTTCCTAAAAGCAATGTAAAATCGCGCGTATCTTCTGGTTCCGCGACGACCCACTCCGGTGTATCATAACGTAGAACAATAAGCTCGAATTGGTCTTTCTTTTCGTGAAAAAGCATCATTCCCATATCTTCCGGTCCTGCGGCTCCTGCGGCTCCTGCTGCTGCGGCTGCTGCGGCCGCCCGTTTTCCACCAAGAACCCGATGGATGATTTGCTGCGAATAATAGTTCAATATCATTTGTTCGAACTGTGATAATGGTTGAATGCTGCCGGCTCTTCGTGTCATAGAATTATTGTTCTTATGGTATAAATAGTTAATGAGTTTGACGCTGTCGCCGATAAACAAATGCTCTAACAGATTCGCAATAACCAACTCATATAATTGGTCTTTTGTAATATGAAACTCCTCGGTTTGAGAGAGTTGTTCGATAACCTTACCGCAATAATAATACCATTCATCTTGTGTTTTCGTCGGTTTTTCGTGGACGACGCGGCATGTCTCGAATGTTTCTTCTAATACCCGCAATAGCTCTTGAACGTCGTCGGCCACTGCGCCTTCTGCGCCTTCTGCGATTACACCCAATGGCGCGGACGGCGCGGACGGTGCGGACGGTGCGGACGGTGCGGACGGTGCGGACGACGCTAACATCTTATTCACAGCAGCAGCAACCGTTTCGTTTCTCGTCGCCCCCACGCCACCGCTTTCGCCAGCAGGCTTGATATCCACATGAGTATCGCTAACTTCTAATGGAAGAGGATATTCTACATTTTCATGTTTATAAGGGATAGGTGTGCTTCGTTCGTGAATACTCGCACGCGGGTCGTTGAGTTCTATCGGTTGAAACAAGTAATAGATACCCACATTCACAAGTCGTCCAAGACGCCCGTATTTATCCGTGATATATTCGTTTGATTCATTCACCATCTGTGTCAATGCGAGATTGATTTGCGCGATAGGGTATGGGCGCGTCGCATTCACGTGAGCGATAATCCCGTTCGGGCCCGTTTTCTTATAGAAGAACGATTCTTTATATAAATCCCGGATTTTGTGGATGATTTTATCGATATTCATCGACATGAATTTCTCGTTAAATGTGTCCAGACGAACATCGCTGCCGTTGCGCTTGCGGCCCTCCGCGCCGCTGTCGCTGTCGCTGTCACTGTCGTCTCCGATACCATACAATTCGCTCTGTTCTTGTATCGGCTTCCCATTTGAAAATGTCGGTCGGCATGTATATTCACACCGCTCCATATAGTCGCACAACGCGGAAAATGGGCGCGCCCCCACCTGATAATCGATTTGTTTACGAGACGCGAGTTGTTGTTTGACAACCTGGTTCAATTGCGCGGCGGTCTGCGTATTATGCTGAATATTCAGCAAACAGTCCACCGCCGTCGTCCGCAATACACGCGAAACCGCGCCGATTTTCACCGCTTTAAATTCGGATAGGCGATACAAATACAGGTCGATAGCCTCTATTTCTTCATTGGATAGCGTCGATCCATATAAATACAATTCCACATTCCGCCGCGAAAATGGCAAGTTTTTATGGCTACAATTCCGAATCGCGCGCCCGATAATCTGCTCCAGTAAATTCATATTATACCAGGGTTCCAAAATATGGACTTGCCGAATATTCTTGAAATCCAGCCCTTCCGCACCCGCCACGGAAATAATAACGACTTTCACATTCTCGCCGTTTGTATTATCCTCGCTCGTGAGTGCCTTCAATTCGAACAAATTGTCCGGTGAAATCGTGGGGTCACCTGTAATCACCGAATACCGAGCCGGGCGGAAGGGTTGGCCGGGGAATTGTGCCTGGTGCTGTTTTTGCGGTAAAAAGGTGATTGCGTCGATACTTGGCACGGGTTTGCTCTGGAACAGCGACGAATTCCCGCCGCGGACGCTATACCGCGTAAACCCGCACTCTTCCAGTGCGAGGGCGATAGGCACAACCCCGCCGTCGATATACTGACTATACGCGAGTATAATACCGTCGCTCGCGAGGACTTTATCACAGATACTCTTGATTTTCGCGGAGTATCGCCCGATATTGTCCGGCGCAAAAATCCGCGCAGATGTCTTTGTCGTTTTCTCGCCGTCGGGTAATTTAAATGTCCGGAGAAAGTCGGGGCGATATTCGAAGTTTTGACGCGCGGGTGGATTACCTCCTTCCGTATACGTCATTATCTGGCGCAGACCTTCTTTTCCGATACATGACGCGACATCGAACTCGCCACTATCTGGGTCGTTGATATAATCGATGAGTGATGAATGCGGATAGACGATATTCAGTGCTTCGAGTGGTCGCTGGACGATGGCGTATCCGATGGTATCCATATTTTCGAAAGAGGGGAAATTGGCGGATTCAATAACGGTTTTATCGTCGATTGCGGCGGGGACGGCGGCTGCTGCGGCCGAGGCGGCGCCCTTTTTGCCCTGGGTCTTTTTGACCGCCGCTGTTTCTGCCGATGCCGACACCGCCGCCGCAGCAGCAGCGACTTTCCGCCGCGCCATCGCAGTCTTCTTAAAGATATACGACGCCTTCATCTGGGATATAATATACCGATATGCGGCCTCTTGAATATCACCCACCGGCGTCATATACGCGTCGATATGTTCGATGGGTTGGTCGATATGTTTGCCGTTGAGTTGGGTTCGCGGGTAGGCATGGCCTCCTCCTCCTCCTCCTCCGCGCACTCGTGCTAGAAGTGAATATTCCGGCGAGTGTTCGCTCGGATATATACGATACGGAAATGTATACGGGTTCTCACCGCGCACAAACGAAAGATACCCCGTCGCTTTACGAACGAGGAGTTCCATCCCCGACTCTCGTCCATCTGCGTCTACACGGAAGTTCCCCCGGTCATCAAATACATCCGCGATGTCGATAGTCGCGCGCTTGTCGTTCAAGTTCATCAGGTTAATCAACCAGACGATTTCCTTATAACTATTATACATCGGTGTGCCCGATAACAGTAAAAGGCGCACATTGTTGACTTTCTGCGCGATTTGAAACAATATCTTCGCCACACGTTTATCCCGATTATCGTCCGTAATACGTATATTATGAACCTCATCGATAATAATCAATGTATTCGCGAATAATTTCCGTAATTTAGAGACGGAAAGTGTCTCGATTGCCATCATTTCCGCCTCTGCTGCCTTCGCGACATCCGCCGCGGTTTTACGGCCCTTTTTCGCTCCCTCTGCGGCGCCCGCCGCCGCCGCCGCGCCCCTCTTTTTGCGTTTCTCCTGTATCGCGACATTATCTTTTGATATTCCTATACTCGCCGCATTATTGCGCACATAATTCGCGAATTCGTTATACCCGAAAAATAAATAATGCGACGAAATCAAGCGCCGGATTTGTTTGACGATTTTATCGCGGGTGAGCCCCTTCATTGACATCGGGTTGACTTCCTTGATGAACTTATTCCCGGTACATGCGCGTATATTCCATACCCCCGGCTCAATCTCTCGCAACTCGCGTTCATCAAAGAGCTGAAGCCGGAAATTCTCCTGGACATTCGGCGACGCAATCACAATAATACGCTGGGATATTCCCATCTGTTTCATATAATCCCGCATTTCTTCCGCGACGCTAATCGCCGAGCACGTCTTCCCCGTGCCTAATCCGTGGTATAATAACAAGCTGTTATACGGTGTCTCTACCGAGAGAAAATTACGGACGAATTGCTGGTTTGGCGCGAGTTCAAATGGCGCATTACATAAGATTTCCGCCTGTTCTTCCACACTCACCGCATTATCTACATCCATCTTGGTATCGAAGAATTCTTTACGAAGGGCGATTTTGGTATTGAAATTGGGGTCATTTAGGGTGGGGTAGAGGCCGTCGCCACCGTCGCCACCGGCTTCGTCTTCAGACCCAGGCAATACCCCAATATCATGAAGTGTATACGCGCGCTCAAGCAACTCTTTTTTCAGCAATAATTTATTGAAGTCCTTGCTGAAAGGATTATTCAGGTCGTCGGGTTTTAATAATCGCACATTCTGGTCCAGTTCATTTGTTAAGCGGGCTATTTCGGATGCGTTTGATTCGGGGGGTGCGGGTGCGGCGGTGGCGGCGGCGGCCTTCGTGGTCTTCAATTTTAATATTCGTTTCTGCGCCGCTGGTGCTGGCACGTCGACGGGCACAGGCAAAGGCACAGGCATCGCTGCGCCGCCACCACCGGCTTCCGCCATCACCAATTCCATCGGTATATTTTCATTTTCAGCATTCATACTACTATTCTATTCTTCTATTATTATTTGCTTACTTCCCCTTTATATAACTATACGAAATAAAAGGACCGATACGATATTCAGTAAATACGATATTCAGTAAATACGATATTTACTTAGAATGTTATTGATTTTGCGAATAATCCCAATCTTTTCTAAATTGTAAGGTCGTATCATCTGTATACATTCGTCGAAAGGCGCCCATTTCATCAGCCCGACTTCCATAATATCATGCGCGGTTTTCGGCTTCTTTTCTAAATCCACCATCGCCAGGAAATATTTCTGCTTATAGCATTTCATATCTGACCCCATAAATATCTCTTCATATGGCGCGATATTCTGGATTACGTTGTCGGACGTAATATCATACCCCGTTTCTTCCAGGCATTCACGCAGCGCACACGAAATATCCTTTTCATTATAATTCCGCCGGCCTTTCGGAAACCCCCATTCCGTTTCATTCCAACGTGTCTTCGAATCATCGATGAATTGCTGGAGGTTTTTCACACGCCCGTCTTTTGTGCGTATGCCTCCGAGTACTTGTCGATACTTTTCAAATGACACCATTTCCTCGTTCTTGTATTGGCTTCCGCGCGTATAATCGCCCCATAACAATTTCCATAACTGGTCGAAGGTAAGCCGCATCAGGTTCGCCTTTTCATGGACGGTCATTTCGTCGATAATGCGCTGGATATATGCTTCATCATGTAGCGAATATTTGCCTCGTACAAAATCAACGAACCCGAATGAATCGCGACGCCGTATCATCAAATATTCAGGGCCGGAATCGCCGCACCGGAATGCGATAACGCCGATACTTGTGATGGGCGCACGGCAATTGTTATATACATGATTATTCCGATTACAATTATTACAGAAATATTTGTTCTCGGATGCGGGAGTCGGAGCGACCGCAGTGCCGCCTGTGCCCGTGCCCGTGACCGACTTATGTGATGCCAGTTTCAATTGGTTCATTTCGATATACGATAATACGGATTTAGGGTTATGTATTTTTTTAGGTTCATCCGGTACCGGGGCCGCGACGGCGACCGCGACCGCGACGTATTCTGTCATACTCATTTACCGTATTTATGATATTGTTTTTATGTTATTTCATAGTAAGGCGTATTTGTTCGCATACACGCATACGCATAATGTTGAAACTAGACTCCGCCGTGTGGGGGCCACATTACTGGTTCTTTTTAATGTCTGTCGCTGTGAATTATCCTGACCACGTTAATGATGTAACGCGTAAAAAGTATTACGATTTTATCCAGAATTTCGCGATGTTTATTCCTGACCCCGAGATGTCATCGGAGTTTAGTCGTATGTTGGATAAATACCCTGTCACGCCCTATTTAGATAGTCGGACATCGTTTATTAAATGGGTCCATTTCATTCATAACAGGTTTAATGTTCTCTTGATGAAGGATGAAATGCCTTTACATGAGGCGCTCGAGAGATATTATTTACACTACATACCGAAACCCATTCAGATATTAGAGGAATTAAAATACCGAGAAAAGCTTGTGTATATTTTGGTGATGGTGGGACTGGGGTATGCTGCGTATTATTATCATAATAAATAACGAGGCTTAGATAGGTATCAGAATGCCAGCCGTTATTTTACCATTATAATATAACCACAAATGATAAGAGTAGAGTATATTGTATTTATAATCACTGCTGTCGTAATCGCAAATATCTACTATGACGGGCGCCTTATAAAAATGTTTCAGTCCAATCAGAAGCTTCTTAAAATGGCAGGATTCGGTTTCGCCGGTCTATGTTTGTTCCTCTTTTTACGACGTAATCCTGAAAACTCTAGGCAGTTGTTATTTCACGCAAATGATATCATCAAATATATGCCAGTGAGTAAAGGAACCGCGGATATGATAACCCCGTTCTTTGATTTTACCAGGGGGGTTTCGCCCCCCAACGACGGGGTTGCTATGGGTGGTGTGATGGGTGGTATGATGGGCGGGACTATGGCTGGTGCGATGGGCGGCGCAATGGGCGGCGCAATGGGGGGCGGGACTATGGCTGGTGCGATGGGCGGTGGGACGTCGGGCGCGATGGGGGGCGGTACCGTCAGCGCCGCCGAGCGCCGTGTTATCAATTCAGGCAAAGGCTCTAGCAAACGCAGTGTAAGTGAAACAAAGAAGAAATACGTCGCAGCACATCAAGGATGGAAATGTGGTGATTGTCAGCGTCAGTTACCTGCTTGGTTTGAAGTCGACCACGTTATTGCTTTAGAACATGGCGGTTCCAACCACGTCGATAATTTAGTAGCATTATGTCGCGACTGTCACGGGAAAAAGACCGCAATGTCGTTCTTATAAACGCCCGCGCGTAGGCGTGCGGGACGGCGGCGGTAGACGGCGAAGCATTATTATATCTTATAATTATAACTGGGTGTTGTAATTATATTATTATAATTGATATGGATACTGCGCTAATAGATGATCAATTTCATATAAAAAAAATATTAACTTTTTTACCGGTTATCGTGTTATTTGTAATCGTGTTTATCGGGCTTTTTACATGGGATATCATTGCTGACCAAATGGCCGGATTTATTACATTAATCGGTGTATTTATATTCGTGTTGTGGGTATACTGTGGCGAACCGAAAACGTATTTATCTTGGTTGAATAACGACAATACCAAATATATAATATCGCCAAATGATTCTGTTCAACTCCCGTCTACTACGACAAATATTGGTATTAGTGTCACCTTCGGTGTATGTATCGCACTTGGTATCGGTCTTGGTTTCGGTAGTATCGGTGTGGCGAGGGTCACTAACTACGACCCTTCACTTGGACTTAAAATCGGGGGTGGACTGTTTATCGGACTTGGTATTCTCGGTATCATATATTCATTATGGAAGACATTCAGATCCGACGATCAGCTTGCGTCGTTTAAGATTCCCGGAATCGCTTCGTTCTTCGCCGCTGTAGCTGGTATATATATGATTGCGCGCAGTATTCAGGTCGAAAATGAGTTGAGAGAATTCGTTGCGAAAGGCCAATCGACGAGTGACTACACCACAAATCTAACAAACGCAGGTGCGACAACAATGTTGAGTATCGGATTAATATTACAAATCATTGGGTTTGGACTTGTTCTGTTTTTCATGTTGAATAATAAATATCTTCATGACCCGACTGGCAATGATGGCATAAGCGCGGAACAGTCGGCAGGGGGAGTAAGTCGTAATGTAAAACTGTTCGTGCTTTACGCGATTGTGGGTGTGTTATTTTTATGCGGAATATTATGGATTGCCAAAAGTCAGCGATGGCCCGGGTTTAATAACGATGATACTGCAGCAGTTGGTTCATTCGACAATAAAGTATTTGCGGCGCACGGCGGTATCTGGACGATTCTCTCTACGGTATTCCTGATATTAGCAGCAGGTAGATTAGAAATATTTAAAACATACAGCGTTATTGGTTTTATAATTGCGGCAGGATTGCTAGGGTTGTTTATTTGGTGTTTCATCGATTACAATAAAAAAACGACACCAAGTAGCGGCGATATTGCAGCCAAAGATAAGGCGAACGATAATAGTTATTACAACCAATTAAAAGCAGAAGTAACAAAAGAACTGAATAAGAAAACGACGAGTGGTGAAGAGATAACCGACGCAGCCATAACAACGGAGATGAATAAGCGTATGAGTGGTATGCAAAATAACAATAGAGAGACCGCCGCAGTCGTGAATAATTTATTTATATCTCTGTCTATTGTTATTATTGCGTTTATTGTCATCTTTCGCAACACTCGGTTATTTATTGCGACGTGTTTAAGCATTCCAAAGGGATACGATTTAAAACGATGGTTTCTTCTGATAAATGATTGCCCGGCCGATGATGATATTGGATATGTCAAGGTGGACAAGGTGGACGTTGAGATCAACGACAAAATACAAAAGGATACAATGTTGTCAACGGACTGGGATACACTTCTAGACAAAAACGCGGAAAACGCTAACCCATTTAGTTCGACGTTTGTTCGTCTCGCCAAAGGTGCTCTGTGGATTCCATTCTGCTCAGTTATATTACTTGTGTTGTGGGTAAGTATTATTTTCACAAATGTTACGACTTCTGAAACAACTAATGTATGGATTGCGAATACTTTTTCCGGTGATATGTTTCCCAAAGTAAAAGAATTAATAGACACATTCTTTATCATATTGATTGTCGGTCTTTTATTATGCGGAATATTATTGGTCCCGATGGTAAAGGAAATGAATTCTGGCGGTCTGGATACGATACTGAAATTTACGGAATCCATACAGGTTTGGCAGTATGACGGACCAAGCGACACCGCCGCCGCCGCCGCCACCGCCAATAGTCGTTCGGTGCTGTCTATGGTGGTCGCATGTTCGATTGGCGCCGCAATACTTATAGTCGGTATGTCGACTCTTTTTAAGTTTGACCTTGTTCCGGCCAATGTAAAATGGATAGTGGCTATACTTATTGGACTCATTGCGATGTGTTCGTTACCTGGTTCATATTTTATTACTTCATCACACAATGTCAACCTGGCTTTTAAAGAGGATAACATCGTCGTTCGGATGATCCGATTATTATTTACGACGATTTACCTTATTCCATTCTTGATTTTGACCGTGTTTAAATTGTTACTCTTCGCGATTCCGGCGTTATTCAGTTTGGATGCGAAGACAAAATGGTTAGAAGAACGCGATAAATTTTTCTTTACAAAGTGGGATGCGGCAAAAACAGACCTTACATTATTTGGCATCACGACGATAAAACCGTCAGAAGTGTCATCCACCGCCACCGCCGCCGCCGCCAGCGCCGCCGTAGCACCAGCCACATCTGGCAGCAGTGAGGCCAAAGTCAGCGCCATCGGTAAGCTCATCAAGGTCGTTTTACTCACGATTTCGTTTGTAATTATGATACTTGCGACAATTTACATGGTGTATAAGGTCGGTGCGAATAATCGTAGCGCCGAACAGGATGCAGCCTCCGGTGGCATCGCCGCACAATTGAACTCGCCGACCGCCCAGGTAATATACGTCATCATGGCGATTGTTGCTGTGGCGGGTATGGTCGCATACATCCGAGATAAATTCACAACGGCCAATAACAAAACCCCGGAAGACTATCTGTTTGATGATTACAAGCCGGAAGATTCGGCGAAACCAATGCGCCAGCTCACATTCAGTATGACACACATCCTTTACATCGTGTTAATGATTATCGTTTGGGTCTATGATACCGATAGAGATGATAAAAACAGGATGTCCGTTGCAGGTATGACCGCATTAGGTATCGCAATCCTGTTTTTCCATTATTTCCTGGAGTTTATTGATAATAAGAAACCGACAGAATCAGGCGCCGCATCCAACGCCGAACCTAAAATGGCGCCATTTTCGAACCTCCTCACAAATATTCGTTTCATCATAAATTCAGTATTCTTTATTGTCCTCTGTGTGCTCGCGTATTATAAACAGCACTCCGTCATGGTCGTCCTGGTCATTTTTATGTTCCTCTTCCATATCACGAAATCGATACTCGGTATGAAATTCCTCCGCCTAATTTGGTTGTGTATTATTTATATTCCGTGTCTCTTCCTCGGTCTTCTCGCGACATCTCAAGGTGCGGTCGGTGATACAACCCGCCCTATCTGGATTATTTTAGCGATTGAGATTCTCCTCGCCGCAATCTTATTCGGTGGTCCGTTTTTACTGAACTATATAGGTGCTTCAAATTCGCAAATCATCGCGGCACCTGTCCCCCTCCGCCCGAAAAATGACACCGGATTAACAACCCAGAGCCCACAAATCTTTATATTTCACAACACTGCTCTCAACCGCAGCGACTCTGATAAAGCAGCCAATTGCGCGCCGGAAGAGAAGAAGCGGTACAATTATTCGGTTTCAGGCTGGTTCTGGATAAATAATAATGTAAACGCGTTTGACAAGGATTTAGAAATATTTAATTTCGGCGGTGTCCCGAGATTGACGTATAACCTCAGCACTACCGACTTCAAAGTATCCTGTAAAACAGTAAGTTTGGCGACAGGTATACCCGATGCGAACGAAACCGTGATATATAACTCGCGGTTCAATTCACACAATACAAAAAATCTATCGGCGATTGAAAGAAACAAGTTTGACATTTTAAATGATTCACATACCACCGACATACAAATACTTATTCAGAAATGGAATTATTTTGTTATTAATTATGACGGTAAATCGATGGACGTGTTTTTGAATAATACGCTTGTTGCGAAGAGTGATTTCATTGTTCCAGATATTACGATGCAGCCGATTACGAGTGGCGATGGTGACGGATCCTCCGCCAAAGGACAAGGATTAAGTGGTAATATTTGTAATGTGAGCTTCCACAAGGAACCGATGACATTAGAACAAATCAGATGGACCTATAATATGCTCAACTCGCAAGACCCGCCGATGGTTGGGATGAAGACCATTGCGGATGAAGTGAAATCGACTGGGTCTACAAATGTATATTCGCAATAATCGCCCCGGGCTGGGGGCAAGCGTAATCACCTGCGATGATTGAATATTATATCTACGTATGTTATATACCATGAATTCAAAACTTGTGTTGGCGGTTATTGTTATTTTATTGTTGTTATATGTCATTTTTAAGGCATTGACAACAAGTTATACTACTTTAGGAACTATGCAAAAGTGGACGAATAAAACAACCTTAACCGGTGGAAATTTACCGAATAGTTTTAAGGCGAATAGTTCCATTTCACTTTGGTTTTATATTAAAGAATGGGCTAACGCGGCGAATATTGTTAAGTTTTATAACACTGCAAGCGCATCTTCCGGAAGTGAAATATTTAAGGTTTATTTGAAGAATGACACCAATACGGTTGTAATTAAACCCAAAATGGCCAACGCCACTGATTGCGAGATTTCCGAATTTCCTCTTCAGAAATGGGTCAGTCTCATCATCAGTTTTAATGGTTCCGCGATGGATGTTTATGTAGACGGTAAATTAGTGAAGTCGTGTGTCGTGAATACCGGTTCGGACCTTATGAAAACACAGAGCATCGTGTTGGGTGAGGATCCGGCGACTGTTAATAATAAAGATGTCGGGTTTATTACAAATGTGAAACTGAAGGCGTCCCCCATCGCACCCCAAGAAGCCTGGGATATTTACTCACAAGGTTTCGGTGGAAGCCCCTGGAGCGACTTACTCAATAAATACAAAATCAAATTGAGTTTCATTGTTGATAATCAGGAACAGACCAGTGTTAGCACATAATCTACTTATCAATGATGATTATTCACTACTAAATATAATTTATTCTATATTGTTTTTTTTGCTTCCTAATATATAGTATAAATTATTCATAATTATTCATTTGATCTTCATTTGATCTTCATTTGATCTTCATTTCATATAAGAGAACACATGAGTAGTGACGGTGGCGGTGGCGACAGTGGCGGCGGCGGCGGCGGTATTTTAAGCGGAATCACATCCAGTTTTTCAAGTCCAAGTCAGGCCGGATTGTCTTCTGGTTCTGGAATCGTCGGTGGATTCGGCTTAAAGGATTTTATGGAATCAAACAGTTATGTAGCCAAATTCGCTTTTATATTGATGGTGTTTATTGCCTTTTCGGTATTACTCAAACTGACGATTATCTTATTGTCCTATTTTATGCTTCCATCCATGTCGCCTTTCGTATTAAACGGAACGGCCAATACTGATGATATGGCAATGACTATATCACAGGATCCGTCTTTACCCAATTCGGTGTTTATTTCTCGTTCTATGAATGAGAGTGGTGGTTTGGAATATACATGGTCTACATGGATTTTAGTGAATCAGGCGCCTCAAACCGAGGATAAATATTCCAGAATATTTAGTAAAGGCGGAGAAGGAACGAAAGATTCGGGTTCCGGTATCTATTTCCCCAATAACGCACCGGGATTATACCTTAAGAGAACCACAAGAACCGCCGATATAAACCCCGACAGGAAAGACAAGGGTGAAAATATTACATTAATGGCGGTGGTTGACGTGAACGGTAAAAAAGGCGATAGTGGTTATACAAAGGCCGATTTGCACGAGCAACTTATCGCGACAGATATCCCTATGAAGAAGTGGGTGAATGTGATTATACGTGTTACAAATAACGTCATTGATTTGTATATCAATGGTCGTTTAGCTCAACGTCGCAAGACCGCAGGTATTCCTCTCCAGAATTATGGAAATATAAATATCGGTGAAGATAAGTCAGCCAACCGGTTTAGCGGATATATTTCGACCATCCAGTATTTCAATTACTCCATCGGATCAAATAAGATTATGAGCGTCGTAGATGGAGGCCCCAACCTGAAAATGATTACAAATGGCGGCGGAGATACAACCGCTACGAAATCAGTTGGCACATATTTGTCAAACATCTGGTATATGCGATAGCCGACGGAGGTCACGACAGCGCCGACGGAGGCAACGGAGGCAACGGAGGCAACGGAGGCAACGGCGCAGTCGCAGCAGTCATTTTTACACGAGACTAGAACCATCGTGTAAAAATAAAATACAAAATTCCTACGTAATATATAGTATTATACGTAGTAGTATACGTAGTAGTAGTATACGTAGTAGTAGTATACGTAGTAGTAGTATACGTAGTAGTAGTATACGTAGTAGTAGTATACGTAATGAGCGTGCCGTCTTGGTCTCCGCCTTTAGCACAAGACTCGCCAAACGACGTAGTATATTTTGAATATGAACCCGGTATCAGGTATAATGTTTATTCACTCGGGTATCCTACCACATATACATTACAAACTGGAACATATACGTTTGGCGACGGTAGTCGTGCGACAGATGTTTCTTCCGCAATAACGAATCTCCGTTCTACGATGATTGGGGTAGTCCCGTTAATTCGAATTACATCAACCAATATGAATTCGGATACTCCGATTATATATTCATTTCCAACAAACAATTATTCATTGTCGATTATTACATTGGAGAAGGATTATTATGTCATTCCACAGACAGGTCCTTCTACCGGATTATATAGACTCCCCGACGCGTCAAATGTGATATTACCGTATCGCCACGCGTTAATTATCAACGGAACGCAGGATTCGTTCGGTGGATTTAATCCGTTGATATCGACGGTAACGATACCGATGGAAATAAGCCAAGGAGCTTCCGGCGTCTATCTCGAAAAAAAAATCAACCTACCAATCAGATTGACTAGAGACGTTACAACTCTTACGATTAAATCGTTTGACATGATCGCTGGCGGTTATAATATAAGTGATTCGCGTAATAAAACACCCAGGTCGGCTTCAAACCAGGACTTTTTAAACGGTGTCATTACACTCGAATACCTAGACGGATATTATGATTTAAGTTTCGCGGAATTCGCAACGACCACCCGAAAAAATGTGGCCGACGGAACAACAGATTATACAAATACAGTTTTTTATATTACGCAGCGTGGTTCATTATTCGATATAAGCAATGATAATGTTCTAATAAATGGAACCCGAATATTAATTCGGAAAGTGACATATAACGCGAACAATCTATACGATTCTCTCGCGATAAAATTTTATCAGGCGGCTACGCCGGTCTATGACCGTTCCATTCAAAGTATCGGTGAACCTGCCTATTACGGCGGAATAACAATCAAATTAAAAATCCTGAAATCCACGCCGACATTTGTAGGTCAGACCCCTGCGGTCAATACGGGTTTAGTGTCAACAATTTATACCTTACCCGATTTAAATAAAATGACGACCGAAGGTTCGTTTGTAATCGTACCACCTGTATCCAATAATACTGACGCAAGTTCGAATTTCGTCATATCGTCGTCGAATGAAAATATCGTCAAAATCGTATATTCCGCCACCACCGGGGTTTTTACCGCGCGTGTTTATTTAGAAGGCGTGGCTACAATCACCGTAACGCAGTTAGAAAGCACCAATTTCAACAGAAAAACCGCGAATTTCAATGTGAATGTATTCAAAATAACTGCCGCCATTATTAATTGTAACACCAATGTGTTTTATACCAATCCGTATAACCGCCAGTTTTGGACGCGGTTCACGCCGAATTGCCGCAACTCCGATTTATATGACAACGTAACCGGCGCAAAACTGACACCCATCCAGGTCGACGACGTCTATGATATGCGCCGCAAAACCGAAATCCTCAAATACAATAAAAATGTCGGCGGGCTTACGAAAAGCCAGAAATACGCGAAGGCATCACGCGGCGAATTAATGCGCCAAATCGGGAATGAAAATAAGTATTTGAGCCAGGGGGCCGGGCCTTTGACACTCGTGTGTCCATCTACCCCTGAAACGCGCGCGCGATTACAATGTGGTCTAACGTCGGCGTGCGGTGTGCCTGGGAAAGAGCGCGTATTGTGCTACGACCCCTCTGTGAATTTGTATAATTATAAGAAGACATACGAATATAAGGCGGGGCTACAACTGACATCCAATATCCCGACAACCGCGCTTACCGCGCCGACCAATTTTGCGGTGACGGCATTTGACAATGTTCTTAATCGTATTACTCTTCGTTGGGATGCGCCTGATTCCAACGGAGGGTTTCCGATTACCGGATACGTTATAACCTATTCCGTCGATAATAAAACGTGGGCGCCTTATACGAGTATTTTACCGAATGGCGTGCGGACCGGTGCGGATGCGAGTTATAACGCGGTATCGGGTGAATTGAATGGGAACACCGTTGTGTTTGAGCGAAAACCGGGGTCGATTGAAATCCTCACAAATACCGTGTATTATTTATCGGTGTTTTCCGGCAATGAGCGCGGCTTGAGTAGTGTGCCTGCGACACTCACGTTTAAGACGTCGTCTGTTCCAAGCCTTATCACCGAATTTTCGTTCAGTGACGCCGATGAGCGTAAAAATCTGATGATTGACGTGAAATGGACGAACCCGTCGAATTTGGGAACGTCTGTGCCGGGTGGGTATAATGGACCGCCAATTACGTCGTATAATTTGTATTATCGCGAGACCACCGTTACTACATGGAATAAAATCAACATCGATATAAGCAATGTGATATCCATCGCGTCGAGTGCCGGTGTAAAACGATACATATTGCGAAATGTTGAAAATGAGAAAAAATACAATTTGAAGATAGAACCGGTAAATTCGGTGGGCGTTGGACCTGAATCCACGATATTGACCGCGCGGACATTGATGAAACCGAGGGTACCTTTGAATGTGGTCGCAAGTTCGAAATACGGATTATTGCCGCCAACGATGACAGACCTGTCGCGAAATTATATTAGTGTAAATTGGGGAAAACCGGATAATGGGGGGAATTTGATTAAATTTTATAATATTACAGTTACAAATCTTGGACCATCGGGAACATCACAATCATTTCCATATAATATTGCTTCTACAAATACAGCTAGCACATTTACAGCAAATATAACTAGATTTACGTCGGGAACTGGGACAGGTTATATCGTGGATGGGTCTTATTCTGTTATCGTTGCCGCATATAACGGATATTTAACAAGCGAATCAAGCGCGGTGTCCAATGTGATTATTTTGCCGACTTCTGCGAAACCGTCTATATCGGATGTTGTCGGACGTTACAATCAATTTGGTTTGGAATACGCGCAGCTCATATTTACGATTAATAACAGTATTGCGGATGGCATTGTAATCACAAATATCCGGGTGAATGGTCTGAATTCGAACTATCCGTCATTAACAGATAGATTAACAGATGTATATGGTCAACCTATAAACGGAACAGGCGAACATACTATTAATATCCCGACGACGTACGGGGGGAATGAATTGATTATTGTAGGTAATACCTATAATTTAACACTAACAATCACATATTCTAGTGGCGTAGAATCAACAAGCGAAATATTCGTATATACTCCAGAAATTCGGTATGTTACGGCGTAGCGTCCTCCTTCCAGCGTCAATCGCGCAATGTCGGGTCAATACACATTTCTTGGCGCGAATACATATCAGGCAGGATGCCTGTATTATTCGCCCAGCGTCCGCTGGAAATTGAGCGAAGCGTCAATCGCGCAATGTTGGGTCAATACACATTTCTTGGCGCGAATACATATCAGGCAGGATGCCTGTATTATTCGCGCAATGTCGGGTCAATACACATTTCTTGGCGCGAATACACCTGTCCCGACATACATTTATCTCCCGCTTCCACCCTAGCGCAGCTTCTAAATCCACGGTCTTCGCCAATATAGCAGTAACCTGCTTTCCCGCTTTGGTGTTTTTGAGTGGCGCTTGTGCTATCATCTGCGCTTGGCGACGGTCCTGAATACTCTCGGTTCGCTTTATCTAAGAATGTAAATTTCGGGTCGTCATTATTAAAACCGGGTTTCTTATCCGAGCTATTATTCATCGAGGGAGGGATAGGCGCTTTATGAGGCCCTGCGGTGGCGGTGGAGGGATGACGTTTATGTGCGTCTTCACCTTCATCCGAGTCCGAGTCGGATGAATCGGCGGCGGCGGCGGCGGAATGTGCTGGCGTAGGCGTCCCACGTATCTTCGCGATAAGTTCACGACCATTCTCTTCCATTTTATGAAAAAATGCGGTTATTTTATCACCGATACCCCCCATTCCTAAATGAAAATCACCATTATTTGCTAAATTAGCCCACATAAACCACAGAATCACTGTGATTAGGATGGCCTTAATAATAAATGTAAACGAAAAAAAAGAAGAACCATCATCGCTCTCACTATTATCGAATACCCCGCTTCCTGCGCTGCTAATACCTGACCACGCAGATGACGACAAATCAGACACCCGAGTTTTTAACGATGACGCAGTATCTTGAACTTTTTCAACCATATCCGGAATAATACCGGATTTCACCATTTTGGCCTTGGCGGATAATCCGCTATTCACCGTCGTGTCATTTGTAGGTTTCGTGAGGTTTGTGAATTTAAATTCCGGAAGAGACATCTCGGTATATATCTGTATCTATTTATCTATAAATACAGATGCTATAATAAATTATTGCTACTGCGCATTGCTACTGCGCATTGCCGCCGCCGTCTGATGTTTTCCGAATCACCGTATTCATTGAATTCAGCGCTTCAAGACGCTTAATCGTGCGCTCCAGGTCGCCGTTCTTGTCGCTCGCGCCGCCACTATATCCCGCAGACGAAAACAGATAATCCGTATCCGGGCTAATCTCGTGCTGTTTAATCTGTTTGTATATTCCGTTTATATTCGCCACCGCCGTTTCTATCACCAACCGGTCGTTTATCATCTCTATCTTACCATCATATTCCGTCGTAAGAAGCGAAATCGCGAAATAAATCAGGTATCGCCGCTTCTTGCGAACCCCCGGCGTAAATCGCACACAATATAACCGTAAAAGGCTTTTGATTATTTTCTGGGTCAGGATGGTATGGTCGTCGTCCGCACTTTCACTCCGCGCTACGATAATATCCCAAATCATCCAGATGGGGTCAAATTGGAGTTTATCGTCGACGGGGATATGCGACCGTCGTTCGCACAGGCATGTCTCTTTCTTGGCTTTACATATGGATTCAAATTCCGTTATCCATTCCACCCAATAACACGCTTGGAGTGTATTTTTAGATTCGTTGGAGATGTGGTATGCGAACTCGTTGACCGCGATGAAAATCTCCTTGGGGTCACGTGACCTGAAATACTCTTGTGCGTAATCCACGCGCGGGGCTTTCAATTTGTGCGACATTGTCGTGATATCATATTCCTCCTTCTTCTTGATTTTAATGCTGTCGTATTTATGCTGGCGCTTGGAATTACATAATACACACACGATTTCCGCGAAAAGGGCGCGCATCTTCGGGTGGTTTCGCAGGCGCAGCTCGTTCCCGATGAACCCGTTCGAGAGAATCGACTTGAAACTTTCGAACCGCATTTCAATATAAAGCGGTAGTTTGGGGTTTGCTAAATGGATGTATTTACTGATAAAGGTAATAATAATATCCCAGAGTTCGAGGTAGTGTCCGGAGCATACCAATTCCGCGCTCCAATAACACGCCGGTTCTACTTTAGAACTGGATAGACTATTCAATAATTCTTTACGGACATCGGATTTTTTATATGCGGAAAATGTGACGCCGCGAAACTCATTTTCCGCGCGAATATCATTGATTTCATTTGGGTCGGACATGCCTGTGTATATGCGCCGTTTCTTATAATAGAACATCGGTTATTTATGTGGGGGTTTAACGAACGCGGCGGCGGCGGTGGCGGTGGCGGCGCGACGCTTTTTGGCCTGTTTATTTTTATAACGACATATTAGTAGTCTCATATCGTTCCGGAATGGCGTCGTCATTATATAAATCGTTCTCGGCGTATATAAAATCAATTACAAAATGGGAGATATTGGTATTCTTGTTTATTCTAATGATGATACTTTGTTTTATTAAGCGCGACTTGTCGTATCACGCAGAAGGATTCGAACAGCAAAGCAAATACAAAATATACGAAAATGATACAATCTACGACAGTTTTTATGCGGATATCTATGACGAGCTATTTATACAGCCGAATAAAATAGAGGCGGAAGTGGATGAAATTATTCATATCACCGGTGCGAAAAAAGCGGATAAAAAGTTCAAGGTTTGTGATTTGGGGTGCGGTCTAGGGCACCACGTAGATCAGTTACAACTCAAAGGCGTCAATGTAATCGGATGCGATAAATCGCCGGCGATGCTTCAAAGCGCGAGAGATTTATACCCCAAGGCCAAGTTCATAGAAGGCGACTTTATGAACCCAATGTTATTTAGCGAAGACGAGTATAATGTGCTGACCTGTTTCTATTTTACGATTTATTACGTGAAAGATAAGCGCGCATTTTTCAAGAATTGCCATCAGTGGTTGCGCCCAGAGGGGTATTTAATCGTTCACTTGGTTGACCGCAACCATTTCGACCCCATTGTGCCTGGTGGGAAGCCCCTGTTTTTGGTAAGTCCGCAAACGTATACAAAGGACCGTATCACCAATTCTCTCGTGAAGTTCCGCAGTTTTCAATACAAATCGGATTTCAAGGCACCACCACCTACGAAAGGCACCGCCGCCACCGGTGGCAAAAAGAACGTAGGTACATTCACCGAAAAGTTCACCGATGATAAGACGGGTAAAGTGCGTGAGAACGTCCATACCTATTATATGCCGACAAACCGAGAGATTTTAGATACTGCGAAAGAGGTCGGGTTCACTGTCACAGGACAGGTGGACCTGGTTCACGTTCTTAACGAGCATCAATATTTATTCATTCTCAAGAAGGTTGCGTAATAACCTCTCGCGAATCAATCTATACAATACATAAGTTGATGTGTATTGTATTGTATTACAATTACAATGACAATGACAATATTGGAATCTCTCGGAGCGTCGTTCCCGATGTTGCCCACGCCGCCACCGTTCTTCTTCCATTACGTATTATGTATACTATGCGCGCTATATCTCATCACTATCGCCGTATTAAAATTCAATTACTATTATTGGTATCACCAGCCACTAACATTCCGGTTTTCTGTGTGGCGTTTCTGGGCGGCGCGGCGCCCCAATACATTTACAAGCACAATGAATCTGTTCGGTGGTGTCGGTGACGGTCACGGGAATGGGACGTGTGATGTGGTGTATCCGTTTATTACAAATGTAAATTATGAGAATATCAAGGTTTATTCTACTGCGTCGGCGTTCTCTCAAAGACCGCCATATGATATTATTCAGGGGATAGCAGAACTATTGAACAAGAATGATAAGGTCGTCGTGAATAATGGTTCGACATCGTCGGCGGCGGCGGCGGCGGCGACAATTCCATACACGCATCACGAGAGATTGGCATGTATTCTCTCGAATGAAACACACGGTCTGGCCGCGTTTGTCGGCGTGTATCGATCGCGGTTGCCTGCTGGGCGTGGTGTGGCTGGTGACATACACGGTGTATGTATTCTTACCCCTCGTATTAAAATAGAAAGGGACCTCACCATCCAAAAAGCGTCGAGTGCGGCGCCATTATCGACCTCTATATATGTATGCGAACATCTCGCCTGGTCTCGTTACGATATAAGTGACCGCCAGGGTCTCGAACTTCTTGAAACAACCGAATATATTCAGAAGTCTCGAGAGATTGCGGGGGAACAAACATTATATAGATATACCCACGTGCCATGGTTTGTTATTCCATTTACCACAGTATATACATATGCTCTATCTCTCGAGAGATTGCTCTCGCCCGTCCGCGGGCGGGCGGCCGTCGGTCGCACCGCCGGCCATACCAGCATCATAAAGGTTTCATCCGTCAACTTCGCCCTTTTTTATGCGTTTATAAATGAATGTTCGAGAGATTTCCGGTGTTCTATTTTAAATGAGATAACGCATCTACAGCATCTCATTCAATCAGGAATATATCAGGTCTATATGTTACTTCTAAATAAAACACGGGTTATATCTGTATATGTTTATGGCCCGTCATGGGTCCAGGCAAGCCCCGAATCTCTCGAAGATGCGTCCAAGAAGCGTCGGAATACGGTCCATAAAAAGAAGACTCGGGGGAATCGTATCGAGAGATTACATAATTATATATCTCAAACATCTACAGCTGTCGTCAAATATCTACCGCCGGTTATACCGGCGAAATACGATCTCTCGGGGAGACGGGTTGGAATCTCTCGAACCCTGGGCGCCACCGCCGCCACCGCCGCCACCGCCGCCGCCGACACCGCCGACGTATATAACCCATCCACCGAAATACCGCGCCTTTTATCATCCATTCGCAATAAACAACACTGTGACGCACAAGTATTCGTGGACGGTTTTATAGAAAGCTTGAAAATGCGATGTACGGGACCGGGGACGGTCCTTATCGACACCATCGCGCATAACTATATAATTATCGATGAAATCGTTCGGTCTGTCACAGCAGACGTGACATCTGTAGTACTATGGTCGAATAAATGGTATTACGTATTATATAACGCAATCATTCACCGGGAAGTATTGTGTAAGGATTTGTTTATGGTATAGCGGCGTGCGTGTGTGCGTCGAAAACGATAAACAAACATCTATTACCGCCGATACGTCTGTTGTATTCGACGATTGCCACCAAACATACTAAACCTGCCACCGCCTACGCGGGCATTACCAGGCATCGCGTTCGTAAATGTATCCACGATGAAAATGATAAATATGCCTAAAAAGCAATACAATACCAGCTCTTCAATGACGTGGCCGGTCTTTTCGTCCTTCTTATCTTCCATCATGTGAATGATGTAATTCAGTTTTTCGATAAGTGCCGCATTCGTTCCAGATATTGTGCCGCTATGTCCGGCGGCGCCTCCTCCTCCTGCGGCAAGTTGATTTGCGAGTGTCTCCGCATACGGCACGAATTGTTCATAATATTGAGAAGCGTATGTGCTTGTTTTCGATCTATCAGAGGTGCCAGTGGCTGTGTTCGCACCGCTGCTGCCGCCGCCGCCGCGGGGGTCAACGTTTCGTGTGCTATCCCCGTAAGGTGTCGTGAAGTGAGGCGGTGCGGAGAACCTGCCCGATGCTCCTGCGGTAGTTCCAGGTGGGTCGGAGGAAATGCTTGCGCCGGCGAAATCGGCCGCTGGGTTCATTCCTTCCAATAATGTAGAAGAATAGGACGATGCCGGATTTAGGGAGTTCATCTGGGTTGTCCTTCGAACCACGCCATTATTGCTAGATACGCTGTTATCTGGACCGCGAATAACACCCTGACTCGTTACATTTGTAGCATATACACCCATCCCTTGCGCAGGATATGCCGGTAATACCGAATCCGCGTCGTTTTCATCGGGGTCGCTATCTTCCCCGCCTTTTCGATGGATATTTTCGATATAATCCTTGATTTGCTTTATTTTCTGGCCTGCTTGTTGTATCATCCCCTGGTTCGTTCCATTTTCATTGGTTACGTTACCGTTCGCCGATTGTAATAATCCTCGTTCAGGGCTATCATTTGTGCTCTGATTCTGATTACGTGGAATCTTTAGGGTTCTATTGCCATTGCCGTTGCCGGTGCCATTGCCATTTCGTCGATTATATATTTTTCCGTTTCCGTTTCCGTTTCCGTTTCCGTTTCCGTTTCCGTTTCCGTTTCCGTTGTTGTTATTAAGATTTCCACTTTCCGCATATTCAGAAAAACCTAAAGATGACATATTCTCCTATAAAAAAATGAGATTTTAATTCGAGGCCGAAATGTGAATTATGATAATATATTTATCAGTTAGATATGAAAAATATATTAGTTATGTATATACGACGAAAATGGTGAAAATCAGCAAAGAACTTTCTTTAGGAGTTTTATTGGTGCTTGTGGTTATTATGGTTCTTAAACCAAACCTTCTCGGGTTTTTGTATAATAACATTTTAGGCAAACTGGTGTTTGTTGCGGCGGTTGTGTTTCTTTCTTTGAAGCATACTGCGGCTGGCTTGCTCGCGGTTGTGTTTGTCGCAATCGTGGCTACGATGTCCGGTTACCATGGATTCGAGGGTATGGATGTCCCAGAGGATACGCCGGCGAAGCCAGCGGCAGGTGCGAAGCCAGTGGCAGATGAGAAGAAGAAGTGTGAGGGAGACAACTGTGATGTCACCGAGGGTGCCGAGGGTCAGGCCAAGCCCGTTGCCGAAATCAATGATCTCCTCAAGTCTAAGTAAGACCGGACTATACGTCTGATGTAATCTTCACATTTCAATACACCTACGCACATTCGTATATGTGTTGAAATATATCTATGGTAATTATAGTAGTCATTCATATATGAATAATAATCAGGAAAACCGAATACAATATTATATACAATATTTATCGTCTTGGTTTTATCATAATGTGTTATATACGGAGACGGCGACAGTCTTATTAAAATTTATCGTATTTGTTATTTTACTCTCACTGTTTGTGTATCAACAATACTATTATTTTGCCGTAGGTGCCATGTTTGTTATAGTGTATTTATTTCTCCAGCTGGGTGGCGGTGGCGGCGTGGGGGCAGCGGGCGCGGGCGCGGGCGCAGGCGCAGGCGCAGGTGATTGGCTGAACTCGGTGCGACGTGTTGACAAGGACGAACTCACTACCGGTGTCGCATTAGTTAAGGAAGGTTTTTCCATCGGAATGCCGAAAATCATTAAGGGGGATGATTCCGGTAAAGACTATCATCGGTCCAATAAATTCATCGAAGAAGACAGTCGCGATTTTACCGAGAAGTATTTCAACAGTAAAAAATGCGGGATTGGAAGCGGGATTGGCGGAATAACCATGTTCGGGAGTAATGAACTGATTGGCGGTTCTCGAACTGCCGCGTTAGCTGGGTTGTATGATTTTGACGCGTATTATGTCATAAATGATTATCGTGACAGTTCTGCCAACCGATACAAATATTTCAGGGACTGCGTGTTTGAACCGGTGAAAAGATCGATAGACCCTTTGACAAATACGGATTTCCGCGATACTAAGACGACGATATATAATAATGTAAATGACAAAATCATTAATATCAACGCAATTCTAAGTCGGTTTGATAAGACTATACTATTTAATACACAGACAAACCCTAATGCGGATTATAGCCAACGCATTTCATTGTCATCAAGAGATTCATTAGATAAAGAACTCGTCACTCCAACGACAGGGACCACGTATAAATCACTTATTACCGGCGGCGACAATAAAACCAAACTAAAGAATATTCAATCATTATCTGACTCCGATAACATTACCGATAAAATGTATGCGGAATTACTTACAACTATAAATAATGACCGCGTGATGAATACGAACACACGTCAACGCCAGTTGGAAGTGTATGCGAAAGTATACGAGATTCGTAAAAATCTGAATAGCATATTTGCGAATATGCGTGCGCAAACAAAAGAAGACGCGGCTTTAATGTATACTGTTCGTGTGGGCGAACCCGTCATTCAAGAACTGCGGACCATGTTGAGTTATCTCGCGACCATTCAGCGAACGAATGATGTTATTCTTTTTGAGAAGAATGTTGGTCTTAATAAGATAGGTATATACAAAATGGCACCACCCGGATTACCACCAACTGGCGAACTAGTTGTTATTCCAAATACGGAGGAAGGCGAATACAAGTCGAAAATAGTGGGCGTTAATAATATATTCAAAATCCCAATGGAAGATGACACCTACAACAATAACGATGAAAAACGATATGTATACGGTATAACATATTATTTTGATAAATGGAATAGCAAACCAACCAACGCAGTATAGATAAATAATATTGTAATATACTAATAATACTAGTATACCAATACGAATGAAACTCAAGACTATATTTATTTTAGTCGCGATGATGATCGTGGTGTTGGCAACATCTGCGTTCGGGGTGTATAAGGATAGTGAGTTTAACGATGAACCGGTGAAGCATCATAAACCCGTCACTAGAGCAGCAGCAGGAGCAGCAGGAGCAGCAGGAGCAGCAGATACAGTCGTCGGTGCTTCTGGTGCGGGAACATCGCATAAACACAGTAAATCGCATTTAGACGTATCTGAAAAGGCGAACGGACCTTATATCAAAGATGGACCGAATACGTATCGCGGGAAGGCCAGTGGTTATAACGTAGACGGAGACAGCGACGCAGAAGGCGATAACTCAGATGCTGTCGAAGACGAGGACAAGAACACAAACCAAAGCGAATTTCAAAAGAAATGGAAATACATCTCTAACATGTTTGAAGAGATATTTAGCAAATGGAAGTCCAATGAAACGATAATGGCACCCAGCGGTATTGAGGAACTAGAAACCGCAGAGGGATTCAGGATCCGCGAGAAATTCAAAAAAGGCGCACGGCATGGAATGCGTAAATTGAAAAATGCGTTTCGGGGGCGTTTCCAATAAATCGTAAATAGAATCTCTAATGTTATAGTAATATACAGAACGTATTATTACTATGAACTCATCGATAAAGAAAAATAGAAGTCGCCGACGTCAGCCTGGTGCGGGTGCGGGGGCGGCACAGACCGGTGGCGCACCTGGATCTATCGCATCATCGCCACTCGTGCCATCAATCACGCTTAAATCATTTACAGACCTGTTTTCCGGGAAAACAAACTTTTTCACACTTCAATCACCTGCCAATAATATTATGAATTCGCGGGTACTGACGACGATGCATAATTTCTTCCATAACCTGAATACCAGCACATTTTTCGCCGGTTTCGTTATGCTTATTTTAAATATTGGGTCGCGGTATATTAATTTGGACTTGAATTCATCTACCGAATCATGGATTAAATATCTGATGAGTAAGGAGGTGCTTGTATTTGCTGTGAGTTGGATGGGAACGCGCAGTATTTATTACGCGCTTGTTATAACTGCGTGCTTTACCATCGTTACTGACCATTTTATGAATGCGGATAGCAAGTATTGCATGATTCCTTCCAAATTTAGAGATTTACATAAGATGACAGAGGAAAAGCACGGACCTGAAAAGAATGTCAGCGATTTAGAAATAAGCAACGCGCTTCATACGTTGGAAAAGGCGAAGAAGGAGAAAGAAGAGACAGACCATCTAGAGTTGGTAAAGTATCATCAACTCTTTAAAGATGACACATTTGAGTCGTCGCCTGCAAATGTCGGCAAGAAATGAACCCGGACGGGATATCAGGCGTTCTTATACATCAAAGATTATATAAATAGTATATAGCTAGGGGTTCTAATACTATTTATATCACACGACCATATAATATAACAAAACAAAATGTCAGTGAAGGAATCAGGAGGAGGAGTACGACCGGCAGCGGCAGCGACGGCAGCAGCAGCAGCAGCGACGGCAGCAGCAGCAGCGACGGCAGCAGCAGCAGCGGCAGCGGCAGCGGCAGCGACGGCAGCAGCAGCAGCAGGAGGAGGAGGAGGAGGAGGAGTAATAACATCAGCAGCAGGAGGAGAAGGAGAAGCAGTAGTAGCAGCAGCAGGAGGAGAAGGAGGAGGAGGAGAAGCAGTAGCAGCAGGAGGAGAAGCAGTAGTAGCAGCAGGAGGAGCAGCAGAAGGAGCAGTAGCAGCAGGAGGAGCCTCCAAAGCTCCGCCGGCATCGATCGAATCACCTGCCAAGAACAAGAAACCGTATATAACATTAACCGATATTTCCGCAAAAATAGATTCAGGGTTTGACAGGTATATTGAAGATTCGGCCAACGCAGCAACCTTAAAAGAAGTGCCTATTAAAGGAGAAAATGGAACCACTCTATCAAAATCATCCCAGGCGCATTTTACGCCAATTGATGGTGAATTTCCCAAAACGGAGGTCACCATTTTCGAAGATATGGTTTATCACCGCAACGAATCCATGAAATTAAATCCGTTAACTGTATTCATTCCTACAAAGTATAAAATCGACCATAATAAAATAACCCAATTTTTCGCATCAAAAAACGACCCTCAAACCCAAAACATTAAAAAAATGGTCATCGAATCTTATGGTGAAAACCCCAACGCTCTATTTTATCAACACGGGATTGCGGGTAAAAATGGCGGGAAAACCGCCGTGGCAGATATGGATGAACGGGCGAAAAAGGACATACAATTTATGATTGATAAATGGCATGAAGAATACACGGAATGGAATTTTTATGATAATGCGAGTACATTTTTTATTCAAAAAAAGGAATTACCGGATGATGAACTGATAACCTTGAAAATGGGATTTGATGAGATATTCTCCGACGCGTCCGGATTAATGCGTTTGGTAAATGACATTTCGACCCGTCACGCGAAATTAAACGGAATATATTCCAGTTCCGCCCCTATAAATGGTATATCAACGACATTGAACCTATATTACAATTTCTATCAGGTGGTCTATGCGGATATTCAAAAACGTTTGAACGATCCATTAGAATTTGTAAGCGAACGTTCGCAAGATATGGGATATGAATATATATATAATGACGGTCTTAAGACTGAGATGTTTAATACATATACCGATATAAAGTCGATTCTTGATAATCTTAATTTATCTGGCAGGAATATCCCATATTTATCTATTATAAATGTCGTGAATAAACTCAAAACACAGATAACGGGAAAAAACGAACAATACAGAAAAACATTTTTGGTTTTCGATACGTTTATTTCGAATAATAGAGAGATTTATAGAGACCGACGATACTACAGATACCGCACATTTTTGTTACTTCAAT